TCAAAGCTGGCGGGTCTATCAAAGTTGGCGAGTCTATCAAAGCTGGCTGGTCTATCGAAGTTGGCGAGTCTATCGAAGCTGGCGAGTATATCAAAGCTGGCTGGTCTATCAAAGCTGGCGAGTCTATCAAAGCTGGCGAGTCTATCGAAGCTGGCGAGTATGTTTTGTCTATAAAATTTGACATTTCATGCACAATCTTAATGACGAAAATTCTTCCGTTTTGGCGTAATTTTTGGGCTGAAATGAAGCCGCTCAAAAGGTGGAAAAACGAAATATTGGATAAATCAAATTGCTGGCCAAACTTGAGAAAACTTATATCAGAAGAGGATGCGAAAAAAATATGTGCATGGGATGGTTGGCATCCACATTTACGCTGGCATCTTGAAATGTTTTTAGGTCTCAAGAAAAAAATTAAATTTGAAAATGGAAAAGAAATTTAAGGGGAATAATCATGGAAACTACAGCACAATACACGCCTTCGGAACCTCAGGCAATACTACGTATGGGCCAGCAACAGGCGCTCGAAAGATGGGCTTCATTCGTATCATCTGCGGAATCAATACTCAAAACTCCGGGCATGAACATAGACAAGCTCCTTGCCGGATTGCGGAAAGCTATCCAGTTCGGGAGCCTTGAGGCCAGCTTGCCGGATTCACTGATCGAGGAAGAGCTGCGGAAGCTCGTTCCCTTTACACTCCGCGATTTTCACGGCATGTGCATGGACAACGCAAACTGGACAATGCCGGAAAACAGCAAGGCAAGTGACGGCCCTATCGGATTCAGGGCCGAGCGACTTCAGAAAATAGCGTATGCAAACGGCAAGGCTTACATCGACATGTACGAAGCTTTCTGCGCGGCGCGTGTCTTCAACAGACCGACACCGGAATGCCCTGCTGAATAACCAATTTATCCCCCCAGGATAGAGAAGGGCAACTCTAATAAATGCCTTGCTCATTGTTCCCTCTTGGATTAATAACCCAAGAGGGGACGCTTACCCAAAAAATTAAACCAAAAAAGGAATATGAAAATGGAAAACGGACTTGTAAAGACATCAAACTTCTTGCAGGAACAGGAAAACTCAGCGGTAGAAAACGGCGTAACCATGCAGAGAATGCAGACAAAATACGCAACGGCAGTATCAGTACAAAAGCCTCGTAATCTCGACAAGATAGTTGAAAAGGTCAAAATAGAAGCCGAATTTGCCGGAGAGACTTTTTTCTACGCATGGGGAGAGGGCAAAGACCACATAGAAGGAAATTCGGTAGCCCTTGCCTTAACAGTTGTTCGAGAATGGGGTAATTGCGCCCTTGAGACCGAGGTAAAAGAAGAGAAAGACAGCTATATATTCTCTGCGCATTTCGTTGACCTTGAAACTGGATTCACTCTTTCTCGCAGCTTTCGGCAGTCAAAAAACTCGAAAGTTTACGGAAAGCTTGATGATGTACGCAAGGATGATATAAGATTTCAGATTGGGCAATCCAAGTCCATTCGTAATGTAATAAATAACGTAATGCCTCGCTGGCTGATGGACGACGCCCGTGAAATAGCAAAAAAATCTGTCGAAAATAATATTACCAAAGATGGCATTGCTATTGCCATAGAAAAAGCAATCTCGGCGCTGAACAGTTATGGGGTTTCCGAAGACCGCATATTGGCAAAACTTGAGAAGTCAAAAAATCAGCTCGTCATGGCTGATATTGTTGATTTGCGCACAGCATATGCGGCAATAAAGAACGGCGAAGCTACGGCAGAAACTATTTTCCCAAAAGGTGAAGAATCTGAAACTGCTCCAAGTGCCGGAACTGCGAAGTTTGCGCCAGCGGTCAAGCCGGATCTGAACAAGCCGAATACTCCGGCAAAAACCTTCGAAGAGTATTTTTCCGACAAGCCGATAACGGCGGCGGAAATGCGCGAGTATATCGCGTACAAGAATGACCCGAAAATCAACGAAGAAACTACCAGAAACATCGATGCAATCAATCATTGCATGGACTGGATAGATGCGAGGAACAACAAATGAAATACGAATGCGTAAAATGCTGGCTCAGCCACAATACGATAGCTGACGATATTCATGTCTGCCGATTTGAGGACACAATAAATGCGTGCACATATGCTCCCAATAAATGTCCCCGTGGCATACCAGAGCCTGATTGGCATCCGTTTTATACTCCCAAAGAGGAAATGCTGGAGACATGGAAGGTTTTTGTTGATTACTGTGGAGGACATGAAGATATTGCCAAAACTCTGGCAACTCATGACGTATATAAGCACGATTGGACAGAAAGCACCAGTCAGGCTTTTGAGCGATACAAAGAAGCTGAGGCCAAATACAATAAATCAAAGGACTGGAAATGAAACTCACAGACGCAAACTATTTTTCAGCGGAAGCAGACAAGGAATTTATGTCCGTGTCGCAGTTCAAGCGCTGGCAGGAATGCCCGGCGGCGGCAAAGGCTCAGTATGTTGATGGGACATACAAGCCTGAAACAAGTGATGCAATGCTTTTAGGGTCATATTTTCACGGCCTTTTCGATGGGACAGCGGAAAGTTTTCTTGTTCAGACACCCGAACTTATGACTGCAAAATGTCAAAAGATTGCCGCAGTAAAACAGCTCGATGAAATATTCGAGCGAGTAAGTCGGGACGAGTTCTTCATGAATGCCTGCACGGGACAGCATGAAGAGATTTACACGGCTGAACTCTTCGGGACGATATGGAAATGCAAGGTTGACGTTGTTGACTTTGACAAGGGATTTTTCACGGACATTAAAACCGTCAAGGATTTTTCCCTTGTGTGGGACAACGAGAAAAGGGCAAAGCTTGAGTTTTATCAAGCGTCAAAATACGACCTTCAGCTTGCCGTTTATCAGGCAATTATTAAGGCCGCTGCCGGGTATGAGCTTGAACCATTCATAGCCGCGATAACGAAAGAAAAAGTTCCCGATTACGCGGTGTTCGAGTTCACAAGCTTTGAAATGAAAGAGCATTTCGAATCGCTGTTAAACAATGTAGGCCGCAGATGTTCTGAAATTAAAGACATGAAGCAAGGAGCTTCTCCTACATGGAGCTGTGGAGTTTGCGAATACTGCAAAAAAACAAAGAAATTAACCAAAACTATAGAAGCGAGGATTGTTTAAAATGGAAACCAAAGACCATGAAGAAGAAGGATATCCCAATGTACCCGTTCTCCCATATAATCCAAAAGAGCCGATAGACCTTAGTAGTTTCAATTTTCCATCCAATGTTCTTTCGTTCTGGGAAAGGGTTTCACATTTTTACAACAATAAATCATCTAAAAAAGACAATAGAAAGGTAATATAATGAACTGCAATGTAACGATAAGTAACGAAGTCGCAGAAGTTTTGAAAGCCGCAGAAATTAAAGACAATGTACTCTTTTTAAAGGGGCAACTTTCAAGGGATTTGTATACAAAAACTAATAAAGTTCTTGAATTGCTCAGCGGCAAATGGAACAAAAAAATTCAGGGACATGTATTCAACAGCAGTCCGGCAGAGATTATTAAAAACTCTCTTGGCGCTGGTAAAATCGAAAACAAGAAAAAGAAGTTTCAACTTTTTGAAACACCTACTGAAATAGTTGAAAAACTTATTGATTCGCTTTGCGGCATAGACTCTACCGACATTGTGCTTGAGCCATCGGCGGGAACTGGCAGGATAGCTGATGCTATTGCGAAAAGACTCAATCATTCATCACAGATACATTGTTGCGAGATTCAGGATGAGTTATCGGAACAACTTGAGCAAAAGGGTTATACTCTCGTCAAGACTGATTTTCTTACGTATTTCCCCGAGCCAAAATATGGGATAATCCTGATGAATCCGCCGTTTGCGGACGGGCAGGATGTAGACCATGTCATGCACGCCTATAATAATTGCCTTGGAAGGGGCGGACAATTGGCGGCCATAATGTCTCCATCTTTTCAATTCAACAGCAAAAAGAAATTTTCACAGTTCAGAAAATTTATTGATGATGTAGGTGCATACGTTACAGAGCTTCCCGAAGGGGCATTTAAGGAATCGGGCACGGGTACAAAAACCGTCATGGTAAATCTTTCAAAGTAAATCAAAAGAGGACAATAAAAAATGAACGACCTGATTAAAATGGATAACTTCGATATCGAACCCTCAAAGGCCGAACAGATACGCGCTGTGTTCGTTCCAATGGCGGACATGCTGGAAAAGTTTGAAGGACAGTTCAACGAGGTTGTTGCTCTTGTTCCTTCAAAAGAAACCAGTGCACGGGCAAAGAGATTGCGCCTTGATATCGCAAAAGTGCGGATCGCTACGGAAAAGGCCAGAGTTGCGCAAAAAGAAGAATATCTTCAAGCCGGAAAAGCCATTGATGGAGTTGCAAATATCCTCAAGTTTGCAGTCGGCAAAAAGGAAACAAAGCTCCAGGAGATAGAAACACATTTCGAGCGTATGGAAGCCGCAAGAATCGAAAAACTCGGACAGGACAGGACGGAAGAACTTGCGCAGTACGAATGCTACAACGTAGCGCGTCTTGGCGAAATGACCGATGACGTTTATGCCAATTTCCTTATCGGCGCACGGGTAAACTTCGAAACGCGCAAAGAAGCCGAACGCAAGGCCGAAGAGGAAAGGCTTGCCAAGGAAGCCGCCGAACTCGCAGAAAGAAAACGGATCTGGCGCGAAAATGAAGAACTCAAAAAACAGGCCGCAGAAAAAGAGGCCGCGTTGAAGGAAGAACGCTTGCTTGCTGAAATCGAAAGAAAGAAGCAGGAAGCCGCTCTCGCACTTGCCAAAGCTCAGGCCGATGCAGAACGCAAAGCCTCCGAAGAAGCCAATCGCGTTGAACGGGAAAAACTCGAAGCTGAATTGAAGGTCAAGCAGGAAGCGGAAGCAAAAGAAAAAGCCCGTATTGCAAAGGAAGAAAAGAAAGCCAAAGCCGCACCGGACAAGGATAAGCTCACAAAACTTGCGGCTGCAATTGATGCCATTGAACTTCCGGCAGTTGCCAGTGAAGAAGCGCAAAAGACACTCAGGGAAGTTCAGACTTTGCTTGCCAAGGTATCGGTATTTATCAAACAGCGCAACGAACAGCTTGGAGTATAATCATGGCGATGAGAAAATATGCGGACATTGCTTCCATATCGGGAAAATACACCAATAAAGACGGCGAAGAAAAAAACAAATACATTAACCACGGCTTTATATTGGAAGATGATGTAAGTGGTAAATTTTCTATTAAAATGGAAAGTATACCCCTTGCCAAAATTGGCAAAGACGGGTTCCCTGCAATATGGCTATCGGTTTTTCCTGTAGATAATGAAAACGATTCATCTCGGGTAAACACAAGAGCCAGACTTCCCCGAAAAGAGCAAGGCCGCTTTGATAAAAACGACAATCCGCCGCCGATGCCGCCAGCGGACGCGGCTCAGGCTCCCGATGATAACAACGATGACGATATACCATTTTAACCAATAAAAAAAGGAAAAAATATCATGAAAGAAAAAAGCAAATTGCAAAAGCTTGACATTGAAGTTTCTGTTTGCGAAAGTTCAATAGAAGTTCTTAAAACACGCCCCGACTTAGCTATAGGAGTTCCTTCTTGTTTCTGTAATTTTTCAGCCATTTCTACCAGAAGCAAGCTATACGATGATTTAATTTCCTATATGATTTCCGACAACGAAACAAGGCTCCTCGACGCAAGAAAAAAACTCAAAGAATATATCGAAACACTCTAACAAAAAAGGAAACGAAAATGCTTATCAACAAACAGCAAATAAAATGTCACGTAGCAAGTAAGGATGAAACGCGCAAGGAAATTTGTGGAATATGTTTCCGAAAAGAGGGCGCAGTTTCCACAAACGGAAGATGCCTTCTTGTTGTTCCCTATCCCGAAATAGATTCCGATGATTTTTTTGAAATTCCAGAAGCCAAAATAGACAATGAATTTAAGCTTGGCGAAAACGAAGAAATCATAATATCCCAAGATGACGCAAAGCAGCTCGAAAAGAACTTTTTCAAGCCCGGCGAACTGCCTATTATTCCACTTGGCGCAATCGGCAGAGTCGATGACGAAAAAGCACAGGTTGCAATGTCTAATATTTCCTTTAACAAGGTATTTACCTTCAAGCCCATTGAAGGAGAATACCCGGACTATCAAAAGGTTATGCCCCAGAGCAAGCCTCAGTATACCCTAAGTTTTGACATAACCTCATTTTCAGAAATGCTTAAAATTGCGGCTGAAGCTCTTGGTGAAAATGATTCAAAAGTCGTTGAATTTGAATTTCGCGGTGCGGCCTCGCCCGTTGTGCTAAAAGGAGCAAGAGGTCTTTATGGCCTTGCAATGCCAGTCCGAAAAGAAGACAAAGAATAATCCGTTCCCCCGGAAGTCCTGAGCATGACGGTAAAAGGCTCGTTGAAAGGAACAATAAAATGATTACAAAAGAAGAACTTGCAACGACACTTAACGGGCGCGAATATGGAGACGAAATTACCAAAGGCGAGGAGATTCTTGCAAAACAAAGCGGACTTGTCGTTATGTTCGGATACTCAGATGACAATGTCGAGCTTCGCGGCGCAATTGATGACGAGATCGGCGCTTATGACGGCACAATAATATCGTTCCTGAATGGTGAGATTCTGCAAAACGAATGCGGCGAAGAAGAATGTCCGTATTTTCAAAAGCTCAAGGAAAACCCTGCCGTAAAAACAGTAGAAGCTATTTGGGACAATGGAGAATATGACTGGACATTCAAAACCGATATTCCTCATGCGACTTTCGAGGTGGTTGAAGATGGTGAAAAGTCCTGCCGTGGAATTGTGTTTGATGTTGCCTCAATAAAGTAAAACAAGAAAACGCATAATTTACTTTATGCAATGAAAGTAAAATAAGGAACAAAAAATGTCAAAACTCGACGTATGGAAATCAGAAAGAAAAACAGCCTGCCAGAATCTCAAAAAGATGAACTACAGAAAGGCTGGCGGTAGCTCTAATTACTCAAACTGCAAGCATAGCGTTTTGCAAAAAGTGATTCCGCATTTGGTATGCCGTCCCGTGTCAGAATCAACGGCATTCCCTGAAATGGTTTCGCGCAAAAAGGTATGCGATTACCACACCGATTTCATACCAGCAAAAACAAAATAATCAAACACAGGGGAACGAAAATGTATTTTAAAACTACCAATAAGGCGGTATTGGAAGAGGCAAAAACCCTTTCTGCTGCTATCAAATTGCGCTTTAAGACACTGCTTCAAATAGGCAAAGAATTAGACGGCGAGATAAGGGTTTACTCTGGGGTAAGCTATCACGGAGACGTGCATGGCTTTTCGGGAATTCGATTCAATAAATTGCCGGTTCTCGATGGCTGGACAAAGCCCAACAATGATAAGATTTCATTTCCATTTAAGAAAAATACCGAGATGTGGAATAAGCTCGACGCGAATAGGCCTTCATGCGTAAATCTAATGAATCTTTTGAACTTTCCAGACGGCGGTGTTACTAGGGATGTATTTGACTGGAAAACTCCTAACCGCCTCCTTTCGCTCAACTACCAACTAGTAGAAAACAACACCGCTCTGATATTTGAATTCCCGGACGTATATCTTTCCGATTCTGAGCCTGTATGGACTCCGCCAGAACACGCAGTAGAAATACTTACATCTGAATATCTCAGACTTAAAAAAGAGAAAGGCATATAATGATTTATATCGCAATAGACCCGGGCAAGTCCGGCGCAGTCGCAGTCGCAGTTAACGGGAACATTGAAGCCGTTGACAAATGCCCTGACACGGTAGCAGACATGGCAAATCTCATGCGCAACCACAAGACAAATTTCCCTGATGCAAAGGTTGTTATCGAGAAGGTTCACGCAATGCCCGGACAGGGCGTTACAAGCATGTTCACGTTCGGGCAGAATCTCGGACAGTGGGAAGGGATTCTTGCAAGCCTCAATATGCCGTGCCTCGCAATCTCTCCCCAGAAATGGCAAAAGATGATTGGAACAATGGCAAAGGAAAAGGCCGACCGCAAGAGGCAAATAAAGGACTGGGCTCAGAAGATGACCGGCTTGCCGATTACGCTCTATGCCGCCGATGCCGTAGCAATGGCGCTGCTTGCGCCGAAGATGTAAGGAAAGGAATCAAGTCATGAGTAAGTTTAAAGTGGGGGACAGAGTTGTTCCAAGGTCAAAATCTTATGGATGCTCCTTAGAAGAATGTGGCGCATGGAAAGAGGCAGATAAAAGGGGACAGCCGTATTTAACTGTATGCCTCATAAGTGAAAAAAAGCTTCTATACTGCGGGCTAAATAATGGCGAACATTTTGACCCAACATCGGGCATTTTCCTCGAATCGGATTTAATCCTTTATGAAGAAGTTTCAAAGGCCGTGGAAAAGCCTCCAGTATATTACACACTGCCAAAGCCAAAGGAAATTCCGGCTATTATAGATTTGAGATGGACAGGGGTGCACGAATACGACCCACTTAGATTCACTCCCTACGAGTCGGAATATCCAATTCAGCCAGACTACAAGGGCTTCTATGAGTTTATAATGGCAAATGATTGCGATACTTGTGCAAAATGCCCATGCTTTGGAGAATTCTGCAAGAGAAACAGCGGAGTAACCTGTTCTGCAAATTTAGCCGCCTACGCCGAAAACAAGTTTATAAAGGGCGGGAAGTAAAATGGGGAAAACTAAAATTGATTGGTCGTCTATTTCAGAAAATCAAAAATTGAACATCTTCCATTGCTCGATGGCGAAAGATGGAATCAAATGCCGAAAGGTTTAGAATAAAATGGCTAAGCTGCCATCATTTAAATTTTATCCCGGCGATTGGCTGAAAGACCCTTCACTTGCTTTTTGCTCTCCAGCGACACGCGGCGTATGGATGGACTTGCTTTGCTCGATGCATGAACTAGACCACTGCGGAGTTATTACCGGAACACGGAAGCAAATTGCGCAGTTAACTCGCTGCCCGATTGAACAACTCGACAACATATTGACCGAATTATCAGAGACAAAAACGGCGGATGTCACAGTTAGTCACGAAAATGTCACGGTAGTAAATAGGAGGATGAAAAAGGAATATAAAGAACGTGAATTCACTAGGTTACGCAAAGTAAAAGAAAGAGCGTCACGGCAATGTCACGGTAGTGTCACGGCGATGTCACAAGAGCCGGATCAAATTTTGCAGACTCCAGATTCACAAGAAAACGACAAAATTCAAGAACCAATCCCAGAGATTCCCAAAAGAACGTATCAGTCGGAAATTAAACAGTATCCGACAACGATAAAGGAAATTCGCGATGAAGCTGAAAAGCTTTGCTGGAAGATCACAGACGAACAGGCCGAAAATTTTCTTGCTCATTATGAAAGTATGAACTGGACTATGCACGGGCGTCCTATTTTAAATTGGAAGGCCCTGATTAGAAAATGGAAAGTAAACCAGTACAACTTTCCAAAAGCAAAAACAAAAAAACTATCGTCAGAACACGAACAAGCAACATTTGAGCTTGGCGGAACAGAAAGGGGAACAACCGTATGAGTTTTATATCACAGTATATTCCCAAAGACCTAGAGCTGTCCATACGGGCAAATGCTGGCATTCCAAAAGAAAAGCCGTCAGCGTCCGCGCTGGATGCCGCAGAATCGATTTTAAAAACGTATCATTATCGCAACGAAAACGGATTGTATGAAGCTCTCGTTAACTTTTGCGCTTTGTTTTTAGAAGGCAAGGCAAAAAAAGGACTTTTAATCCGGGGAATATCGGGAATCGGAAAAAGTTTCGGCGTGTCAGTTCTCGCTCGACATTTCGGCTGGCCTTTGGCAAATGCAAAGATTCACCTCGAAGAGGCGTTCATGGCTGGAGACAAAACCTTCGAGGCTCTTGTCAAAGCTGATGATTATTTCGGCAAGCCAGTTCCTTTGATTATTGATGACTTAGGAGTTGAGGCATGTCCACTGAATCGATTCGGGACGCTCTACAATATCATGGCAGATGCTCTTGATGCCCGATATTTAATATTCTGCCGGACGGGAACGCCAACAATCGTAACAACTAATCTCAAGGATTCAGAGCTGGAGAAACGGTACGGGATTAGGGTTGACAGCAGATTCAACGAAATGTTCGAGTTCGTGAATATAGCTTCAAAAATAGATTTAAGAAAGCAAAGAAAGGGTTAGTAATGATAAAGCTGGTACTTACAATTGAAGGTGAAAAATTCGACTACGACATAATCAAAGACGGCGCGACATTTGGCGAGCAGATAAGCCTTTTGCCGTTTGACACGGAAATCAAAAAACTAATCAGGGAACTTGGTGAAAAAGAAAATGAAAAAATATGTAGTCTATTTTTGCATCAATGACCTTGATTATATCGTTACCGTTTCAGCTGATACGGCAAAAAAGGCAAAATATCAAGCGTTTTTAGAGTGGAAGAAACATAACGAAGATGCTGAATTTAAGGTCTTTATACGCAACATAAAAGTATTTAAAAAAGGAGGATTATAAAATGAGTGACGGAATATCGGACATGTACCGGGACGAGGAGCGCAAGGCAGCTGAGTTGGTGGAGAAGGCTTGCAAAAACTGCGACCACATTAAAATAAATATGGATTCCGCATACTGCTTTGATTGCACTAATCACAGTAATTTTAGACCCACTCAATCCGCCATTGACGCAAAAGTTGAAGAACTTAGAACCAAAGAGGCGGTAGCGAAACGCGCTGGCGGATTCTGGAGAAGTCCGGAAGAGGAGCCAGTTGGAACCAACATAGTTTTTGTTTTGTACGAAGACGGAGCGATAGACTGGCTTATTGAGCCCAACGAAAGTCTTTCATTGGTAAAAGGCTACATGTATTTCTCGGATTTGTGCAATGTTTTGAAGCTTATGCCGGAGATGCTGGACTGCCTGAAAGCTCTCGTCAAGTGGAATTCGAAATCACCATCGAATCCCATTTTGGCAATAAACATTAGCGAAATTTGCGAAGACGCTGAAAACATCATCAAAAAAGCGGAGGGGAAATAACATGGAAAACGACAGGCACAAATTTAGATTTTGGGATGAAGAAGATAAAAAATATACGTACTACAACTCGCCCTGGAATATGATTCGACCTACAACATACGAGATTACCGAAGAAGGTTATGATTTTAATAGACCACATGAGGGAGTATTGGAACAATGCACAGGACTCTCTGCGTCCAAGAGCTACAGGGGCAACAAGCCAGAGGATTTGCTGATTTGGGAGGGGGATATAGATTCAAAAGGCAGAGTCGTGAGATATGGGGATTACGAAGGGAAGTTTGCCATCGGTCTCTTTAAGCAAAGAGCTGGCATAGTCAACGTTATAGTGTCTACCCTAAATTTTCTATCTGAATCCAGATGGGAAGAACGTGTCGCGGATAATATAATTGGCTATCTATCGTCTGTAATGGGAAGTGCCCAACACGGTTACTATCTTCAAGACGACAAAGGGGGTCAATACGGACTGACTAAATATAATCTAAGTTCCATCGAAATCATCGGCAACGCTCACAAGGAGGCGAAGGCATGAAAGAACTACCAATACTTTTTAACACCGAGATGGTTCGCGCAATTCTCGCAGGCAACAAAACGCAGACACGGCGGCTCAAGGCTGGCTGGAAAGTTGGGGATATTACTTTCAACGTAACTAAATTTGAAAGGGTGCAGGAATGAACTTCATCCGCAGATTTTTGGCTAGGCTGGTATCGTTTGAGGTGAAACAACTTGAAGATGAAGTATTGGATTGGAAGAGAAACATTGACGAGCTTTCCAAGCACAATAAACATTTAAAGACCATGTGCGATAACATGTTCCTGCAAAGCAACGGTCTGATCGTGGACAAATCCATACTTGAAAAAGGAGTAGAACGCCTTGAGTCTCGCCGTGCCGGATTGGCAGATGCAAATCTCAGACAGACGCTCAGAATCAAAGAGCAGGAGCAGCAGATAAGCGAACTCAAAGAGCGCAATGAATATCTACAGCGCCTTAACGCTCACTATGCGGCAGATCGTCAGGATATGATCGCCGACAAAGACCCGTTCTATGCCGAGCGAAATTTTCCTCGGGTGACAAAGTTTTTGAATAGGAAAAATCAGGAGGAAAAGGGAGAATGAATAAGCAAAACACTTTAGCGGCTTTGGCTATGATCGGGGCTTGGGGTTCACTACACCCTACAGCCATTCACGACAGGGCATTTGCCCCACCGGAACCCGGCAGACCGCACAAGCTCAAGAAAAAAGCGAAGATGCAAAAGGCTTCAAGGAAAAGGAATAGGAAATGAGCAAACGAATCCTTGATGCTTGCTGTGGAAGCCGAATGTTCTGGTTTGATAAAAACAATCCTGATGTAGTTTTTATGGACAATCGAAAACTTGAAACCAATCTCTGTGATGGACGCAGTCTTGTTATCAACCCCGATGTTGTTGGTGATTTTCGCATGATGCCCTTTGCAAGTGGAAGATTTAAACTTGTTGTTTTTGATCCGCCACACCTGATAAACGCCGGGGAAAGCTCATGGCTGGCCAAGAAATACGGCAAGCTCAATAAGTTAAGCTGGGGCAGCGACTTAAGTCGTGGTTTTCTGGAATGTTTCAGAGTTTTAAAATCGGGCGGAATATTGGTTTTTAAATGGAATGAAGACCAGATAAAAATCAACGAGGTCTTAAAATGGGCTCCGCAAGCGCCACTGTTCGGGCAGCGCAGTGGAAAAACTCACTGGCTGGTATTTATGAAAAACAAACCCGAACAACCGGGGAGCGTGAAGTGAGCAATAACTTCAACCACAATAAATTAGATGGTAAAGATGAATGGCTTACCCCTCCCGAAATCATCAATGCGTTTCCACCGTTTGACCTTGACCCATGTGCTCCGGTCAGTCGCCCGTGGGATACCGCTAAAAACCATTATACAATATTGGATAATGGACTTATGAAAAATTGGGATGGTTGTGTTTGGATGAATCCCCCCTATGGAAGAGAATGTCGAAAGTGGTTGGAAAAAATTGCAGAACACAGAAACGGGATTGCTTTAACATTTGCGCGGACGGAGACAGAGATGTTTCGAAAATTTATATGGGAAAAGGCGGATGCAATATTATTTATCTACGGGAGAATTTTTTTTCATCATGTTGACGGTGCGCAGGCGAAGAATAATGGCGGAGCACCGAGTTGCCTAATAGCATACGGATCCGAGGCATGTCAGCGCTTGGAAAATGCAAATATTCCCGGAGCTTTTATCCGTCTAAAGGGCTTGACATGAACTACTACAACGAGTTCAATCCCGAGGCCGCAGTGCGGGGCGACATTCATCGAAGAATTTTTAAAAGAACTAAACGAAAGGGATTGAGATGAATAACAACGATTTTCAAAAAATGATGCAAGTTAAGAATCTTCAAAAAGAAAATAGTGATCTTAAGTTTTACCTTGCGAAAATGAAGAGAGTTTGTAACGAGATATTGAGTCAGGTAGAGGATATTGACGAGAGACGGCAAACAGATCAGTACGCTCTTTTCTCTGTGATTAACGGGAGGTACCAATTCCAGCGCATTATAGATACAGAGAATTACGAAGAGTATCCAGATGATGAAATTGTAGATACCGCCCTTATAATGCGCTTGCCAGACTATAAAACACTTAAAGAATTTGATGGATTTTAAAACAAAAGGAACAATCATGACAAAAGATCAGCAGATCAAGAAGCTCACGGCAATGATTAAGGAAATGGAAGCAGCTCACGAAGATTCTAAAGAACGACTGATAGAACTCTACAACAAGGAACGAAGTAAGCGCCGGGTGGAAAAGTGCATGTTCTTAATTCGGAAACAAGCGGTTAACTATATTATTGACTCATTAATTGAGGGTAGAACGCCCGATGCGAACGATTTCTTAAATGAGGAAAGGATGACAAGATGAGCAAGTTTGTATGTGAAAAGTGCCAGACGTATCCTTGTATTTTAGATACCAGCACAGCACGAAAGGCGGTGAATGATGGAAGAGGATTCTAAAGGTCTCGGATTAATGTTTGGATTAGCGTTTGCTCTCGGCGTATTGGTTGGATCAATTTTTGGAGGTTTCCTGACATTTTCAGCATGCGAGCAAAGAGATATTTTAGAGCAAAACAATGACTATTTAACGAGTAAGCTTATTGATAGTGGACTCGCCCGTTATACGGGCAATCCCCCAAGACTTGAGTTTTTAAAGAAGGAGGGCAAGTGATGGAAACTAAAAACGAGCCTAATTTAACTCTATCAGATGCAAATGGACGGGAAATACCAACGCCCAATAAAGATAGAGCATATATCTACGAATTAGGCATTACAGATCTTCAATTTCGCGCCGAGGATTATCCGAAACAAGACACTTCAATATTTATAAAAGATAACTCGGCATTTTCGCACAGAGGGCTCCCGAGAAAGAAAAGGCGGTGAGTGATGTACGCAATTAGAAAAAACGGAATGGTTTGTGCAGTTAGCGGGGGAGATGGAGAACATACACTTTGTGGTAAGGATGATCCAAAAATGGCAAACATGACTCGGAAAATAAGTGTAAAAGGTGTTGTTACGTGTCCTAAATGTATAAAAATAATCAAGAGTGTCAGGAAATTAAAATGCAAGAAAATAGGGGGCGGTGAGTAATGAACAATAAAATATACGTACTTCAAAAGGTTCGTGCTGGATATGTCGGAAACGACATTCTATTCTGGCGGAAAAAGGGTGCTGGCTATACAAATGACTTGGATGATGCAGAGCTTTTCACGGCAGGCGAAGCTATAAGTACACTGCGAATGGATGCAGGCAAATTTCAAATATGGGAAAAGTCATATTTAGAGTCGATAGCAAAAAGGCACGTAGACATGCAGGATTTAAGAAAGAGAAAAGGTGAGTGATGCAACCTGATGCCATTACGCTTATAAGGGATCCTAGAATTGGAGAGTATCTAAATGCGTGCCAACTGAGATCCTGTGATGATCCGGTATATAAATATCTCTGGCTTGGCACATACAGATACAACTACGCCAATACAGAGTTCACTGGCTCGACTATGGATGCCTTTAAAATAAAGTGCGAAGGCAAAGATGCCGGATACATCATGTGGTATCACGATTGGAGCAACAACTCAGTACCATCGTTTTCCATCTACATCAACCCTAGATACATTGGATATGGTATAGGCGTTATAGCCCTGTTGAAATTCTTTGACTATATATTTATAGAGCGCAGAATCAGAAAGGTGTCCCATTCGGTATGCGCCGCTAATACACGGGCATTAAAAATATTCATAAAATACACACCATGTACCTTAGTCGGTGTTCGAAAACAGGATGTCAGGCTGTGTGATAACACATATGCTGACATGTCAGAGTTTGAGCTGATGCAGTATGAGTATGTTGCTTTTAAAAATAAACCCAAAAATGTAAGGAGGACTAGCAATGCCAAGGCTAGAGGAACCGAGTGATATAACTATAGCCGTATTGGTGATCATCATATTAACGCTATTTACTTATTCAACGTATCATGCGGCATATATGCTTGGTTACGAAGCAGGAACTAAGCATTCAAGCAAAATAGAAAGGAGATAAGAAATGAGCGAGAAACTATGGAATTGGTTTGGACTTTCGAGGGCGACGTTTTTAACATTGCCGAGGGTTTTGATGCATGAAATGTCGGAACAATGGCAGGATAAAATGGCAGACCTCTTGAAGGAATATGATGATACGTTTTCTAATCCGCCCGATATTGGAAGCCGTGTTTTAATCACAGATTCAAACGGAAAAACAATAAAAACACCTGCTTGGATTACTAATTACAGACGCCCCAATCAAGATGAAATTAATAAATTAAAGGACATAAAATGAGCGAGAAAAAAGAAATTAAACTCGGAGAAACAGTAGAATGGGTAAAGACCATTAAGAGGGGCAGGACGGTAACCTTTGAAAAGAAAGAAGGGAAAGCCGTGGCGTTCCGGACAGTCCGCCAAGTCCTCGTAAAAAGTCGTGGCAAGCAAACATGGATTGATATGGAGGAAATAGGGAAATGAGCGAGAAAATATACAAGCCCAAGCTCCTAAAACAATGGGCAAATTATTCAAATGGATATTATATTAAATACCCTCACCATTTCAGGCACTTTGCTTTGCGTAGTTATCTTAGAAATAAGGCATCCACACCATGCCTCCTTTTAATAGATTCAATACCAGCTGAACTTGCAGATATTGTATCAGAAGTGACATCTAAGATTATAACAATCCCGATAATGATATTGATTTGTATAGCAGTAACTCCGTTTCTCTTCACGTACAGAGTCGTTCGTAAATATCACCACATGCACCTGTCCAAGAAGATTATTAACCGATGGTTTAACGAGGACGGAAGTTTTAAAAAAGAAATAAAGGAGATACTGGTAAAATGAGCGAGAAAAGGTTGATAGATTGGGACGGTTTTTATAGGTTTATTACCAGCCTAGAGATACCGACACAGTATACGAGTTCTGAAACAAATCAACTCAGAAAAAAGGCAGGCAAATATTGGGATGGGTTATCCCGTCCATCCCTTCCTGACGTTACCGGAACTCGTACGCTGGACAGCATGACGGATGATGAGATTGAGGAACTTGTCAAACTTTATGCCGGAGATTTCATAGGTATTCTGCTGACGCATCGAAACGGGGATAAAGATATATACATTGAGTATACAGACGTTGGACAAAGAAAGGCGTTAATTATATATCCCGGTGAATTATCTGTCGGCGGCAAAGAGGTTAAAATCTTCAAATGGTTCCTCGAAAAAGGCTTCAACGTGTGGGAGGGGAAATGAAAATAACACTGTTTGCAGTACGGCACGAGAATAAAGTGTATGAGTTCAATGAGCCACTTGTAGTAAAAATTTATAAAAGGGGTTCAGATGTTTGGCTGAGATGTGATTATTTTGACATAATCGAAATGTCCATTGATTATGAAACAGTTATATGGGAACTTGAATCACATATAAATTTTCTTTGGGATAGCTTTGCACAATGTCATGATTGTGGTCTTGATTTTGGAGCTAGGCAACTCAAACAAAGACTACTCAAACTCATAACCGTAAGGGAGATAGTATGAACTACACTACGTCAAAAGACTACGAGAAGCTCTGGAGCCTCGTGCAGGAGGGGAAGGAGATTGTGTGCTTTGTAAATTATAGATATTATGATTATAAAGATGATAAAGGTAAAATTGAAAGGGACATATGTCTCGCAAAATTTAAAAATAATATCACATTCCTCTTCTCGCGTGAAGCTATTTATTATTCTACCGAAAATACAAAAGAATTCCTTTATGAGTGTAGGAGCCTTAACCTAGAATTTCTTCCACCCACCACATGGATAAAAATAGAGAGCGATAAGGATTTGCCGCCGATAGGTGAGGTCGTACTATTCAGACTGGCAGGGAATAAATATACATTTTCTGGATATTGGAACGGAACTATTTGGATGTGCATATGCTCATGCTATCACTGGTCGCCCCGACACACTACCCACTGGAAACCGATGCCGGAAGCGCCAGAGGTGGGAGAATGAATAGAAAAAATGAGAAAAAGCATATAAGAAAAGATATTCTAAGGGGAATTATTGGAGGTATTATAAAGGCCATTAATGGATTGGTATTGGTAATAGCAACCGCAGTAATCGTAGCGCTAGGGCCGATATTACTTACACTGGCTGTTATCATAATGTCCAATTAAAAACCTCTGGGATAAATGCGAGTGTTTGATGTGGAGACCAGTAAAGAGGAGTGAAAAATGAGCCTTGTAGAATTTATGGTATTAATGATTGTGCAGTCAGGACTAGTAATAACAGCATTCTATTACGGACATTATTGTGGATATGAGGGGTGTATAACGCATAGAAAAAAAAGGGGCAAGAAATGAGCGAGAAAAGATTGATAACGTGGGGGTCTTTTAAAGAAAACTGCTTGGCGTATAATGCGCCACGTAAGTTGCGCAAGTGTTATTATAAAGACTGTGAATGTTCCCAATGCAATTGTGAAAGATGGCAAGCGCTTCCCAAGCCCACGCTTGCAGACGTTTGCGGCAATCGGACGCTGGACAGCATGACGGAGGAAGAGATTGAGGAACTTGTCAAACTTTATGCCGGAGATTTCATAGGTATTCTGCTGACGCATCGAAACGGGGATAAAGATATATACATTGAGTATACAGACGTTGGACTAAGAAAGGCGTTAATTATATATCCCGGTGAATTATCTGTCGGCGGCAAAGAGGTTAAAATCTTCAAATGGTTCCTCGAAAAAGGCTTCAAGGAAAAGGAATAGGAAATGAAAATAACACTGTTTGCAGTAAGACATAAAAATAAGGTGTATGAATTTAGGGAGCCGGTAAGCATCGAGGTTTACTATAGTCGGAAAAGATGGGTAGCTCATGCCGATATATTACCAACGTTATCAACATGGACATTTGCGCCCAAGAGAAAGAAAATACTTCCTTGTTTTTCAAAACAAATTTCATTATTGGTCAAGAAATTTAATAAAAAATCTACTATACGTTCAGGGTTTGATTTACAAAATAGAAGCAAACTACTCAAACTCATAACCGTAAGGGAGATAGCATGAACTACACTACATCACGTGATTACGAAGCACTATGGAACCTGATGCAGGAGGGGGAGGTGGTTGTGTGCTTTTTGGAAGGGCTTTCAACATATGTTACTATTGCCAGAAAGAACGGAGAATATAGCGATGTTCTTTCAGCTGGAGTACTAGGGGTTGCGGCAATGACAAAGATAGATTTTATAAACCAATGCGAGAATATTCATCTCGAATTCCTTCCGCCCAACGAGTGGATAAAAATCGAGAGCGATAGGGATTTGCCAGAAATAAATAAAAATGTTTTAACCTATGATGGAGAAAGCCAGTGCGAGGCCAAATGGGACGGAGTTGATTGGGAAAACTGTATGTCTTTTTGCTGTGAAAAGGAACACGTTACCCACTGGAAGCCGCTGCCGGAAGCGCCAGAGGTGGGGGAATGAAAATAACATGCCCTCGATGCAAATATGAATTTGACATGGAAGAAACTCCAAAGCTCGGCTGGATATGCGAGTTCTGCTCAGAAGAACTCGGAATAAAGCCAGACGATAACATCTTCACACAGTCGCCCAGAAACGACCTGGAAGAGCGGCAACTCGAGCAGGATTACGATGGAGACGTAGAGAACAAAATAGAAGCAAAGAGAAAGGAAAAGTCATGACACGAGAAGAAATAGCGGACAAGCTGGAAGGGCTTGCAAAGGGAATTAGGGAAGGAAAAACTTTACAGGGGCAGAGCGGAGAGTGGTGGAATATTGAAGAACATGAAATAGAAAAGGAACTTAACTTATCGAAATTACGCATTGCACCAGAAAAAAAGTATGTACCATTCACGGCGGATGATTGGAGGGAATTTTCCTGTAAATCTATAATTATATATGGCTCCACTCTAACAATTAGCTCATGGGATAAGACGGGAGTTCGATTGATTGACCCAGACGGGAAAGCAACTGGGAGGTTTATTGCATACGACTACGCGCTTAGTATAGGCGTTGTTTTTGCAGTTACGGGCAAACCCTTTGGCAAGCAGGTGCAGCCATGAAATGCAGCACAATAATAATACCAGATCACGTTTGCCCCGCATGTGGCTGTGAGTTGGTGTACAGAGAGGATGTCAACTCATGGTACTGCAATAACTGCGAGTCGTGGGTGAAGGAAAACAAAGAGGATAAAGAAAGGGACTGAAATTATGAACAAGCGGCAGAGAAAGAAGCGGTTAAAGAAACTTGATGAATATTTTCTTAGAGAAATGAGGAAATATAAAGCAGAAAAACGAGCACTAGAGAAAGTTGCCACTTTAACATGGTCCAAAAGCCGGACAGGCATTTTCCAGGAAAGTGAAATATCTAAAGCAAAAAATAAACAAATACGAAAAGACAAAGTATGGATTAACGAGTGGCCTGATGTTGAGGTCGCCTATTTAGAGGGGAATAAGTCATGATTGAATGCGAATTTAAAGAATGCCTATACAGTGAACACCTAATGAATGTGTTAAAAAAATTAAAGGCAAGGGAAATTTTAAAACTTACTTATTATCATTCCGGCTCTGGCTTCCTTGAAATTGCCGTCCTCCTTGAAGACTATCGTGTAATATCATATAACTATGAATATGAAGAAAGTCGTGAAGATAAATGGAGCAACCTTGAGGATTGCGAAATTGAATTGATTATAGAAAATGGAATGGTTATTTTCCCATGTGTAAGGGATTATTTAAATTTTGAAGTTAAACAAATAGTTGATTCTTATAAAGATAAAATAGACAAGATAAAACAAAAAATATTGTATTGCTTTGAGAAAGGAAACATCCATGAGTAAACCGCTTAAATGCTCCGGCTGTAAAAAGCACATCTGGAAATATGAGGCTACAAAAATAGGAAGGAAAACTTTTTGCCGCAAATGTATTAGAAAAATCAATAAAGAAAAGGATTTACATTGAATTAATCAATAGTTGGTTATATAATCCTTATATGCAGAATGCTAATTCTACATATAAGGAAAGTATATGCAAGGTTGCCACAAGTGCGCGTACAACGATATGAAGCAGTTTGCCGACTACGAAAAATCTCCATGCTCGAAATGTCGGGCAGCTCTTGACCCCGAAATAGAAAAGAATACCCCATATGAAAAGATTCAAAACATGGAGAAATACGCAATGCAGCCAGCAACACTTGACGGCGAAACAAGAGACGTCCTTTTAATCGCGCTTTCCCGATGCCTTATTCCCCTCATTGAAATGCGCGACTCCGCTCCAGAAACATTCTCGGTTGTATTCTCCAAAATCAAATATCCTCAGCTATCACTTTCCCGAATAGCGCACATTGCAAAATGCTCAAGAACCAATGTCAGCCATCATTTAAATCAAGCAATCAAAGAGTTTCCCGAACTTAAAACACTTTTGGAGAGGAGATAACCATGCCAATACTCGAAAAGGTAGAATATGAAACTTATTGTCAGGGGATTGCGTCAGGAAAGAAGGTTTCCGATGCCTATCGCGCAGCATATCCAGCGGCAAAGCGAAACGTAACAGCAACAACCAATGGGCGGCGACTGGAAAGGGAAAGGCCGGAGATTCTCGAAAGGATAAAGGAACTCAGAGAAAAAAACGCTGAAATAAGCGATTGGAATAGAAAAAAAGCTCTTGATATATTGATAAAAATATCAGAGGACTCAAGGTACGACTCTGATAAAATCAAGGCCGTTGAAGCGCTCAATCGCATGACTGGGATAACCGCCGAAGATGACAACAAAAACAAATCTCAGCTTCCTTCCGTCAATATATTTCTCAATACAAAAGGCAAATAATGAGTTCCGAGGCTCTATCTATCGCATATACAGCAGAACATACAGCGGCGCTGTTTCATGCTGATGATAGTCGAGTCAGGGGAATAATGGGGCCTATTGGTTCCGGGAAGTCAGTTGCTTGTTGTATGGAAATCCTCAGCCGGGCAATACTCCAGAAGCCCAATGCTCAGGGCGTGCGCAAAACCAGATGGGGAATAATCCGAAACACGTATCCGGAATTAAGGTCAACTACGATTAAGACGTGGCAAGAATGGGTTCCTGATGATATTTGCCCTGTCGTATATAATTCCCCAATTGCCGGGAAAATGAATTGTATGTTGCCGGATGACACTGTTCTTGAGATGGAAATTATATTTCTTGCGCTTGATAAGCCAAAAGACATAAAGAAGCTTCTCTCTCTGGAACTTACTGGAGGCTGGATAAATGAGGCAAGGGAAATTCCTAAAGGTGTTCTGGACGCACTGGGCGGACGAATAGGCCGATATCCCTCAATGAATGACGGCGGCGCATCGTGGAGCGGAATTATCATGGATACAAATCCGCCAGATGATGACCATTGGTGGTATAAGATAGCCGAAGAGCAATGCCCGGCAGGATGGAAATTCTTTCGCCAGCCAGCTTCACTATTAAAACTTGAAAATGGTACGTATGTTCCCAATCCCGAAGCTGAAAACGTGCGCAATCACGTAAACGGCTTTGATTACTGGTTGAATCAGACTGGTGCAAAAACCCCGGAGTGGATTAAAATATATCTTCAAGGCGATTACGGCAGTACCGCAGATGGAAGGCCGGTATTCCCCGAATATAATGATTCTTTCCACTGCGCAAAAGAAAAGCTTTTGCCATATCCAAACTTGCCTCTTATTCTCGGATGGGACTTCGGGCTTACTCCGTCCTGTATTATCATGCAGCTTTCACCGAAAGGCCAGCTCCGAGTATTGGACGAACTTATTTCCGAGAACATGGGCATAATGCAGTTTGCTAAGGACGCGGCAAGGCCGTTTCTCTTCAATCACTATAACGGCATGACAATAGTAAGCTGGGGAGACCCGGCAGGTATACAAAGAGCGCAGACAGATGAAAAAACCTGTATTGAAATGCTTGGAGCTTGCGGAATCCCCACTTCTCCAGCTTCAACAAACGTATTTACTGCGCGGCGTGAGGCTGTAGCTGGATACCTTACAAAGGTTACCGACGGAGAGCCGGGATTTTTGCTTTCTCCAACATGTAAAATCCTCAGAAAGGCGCTTATTGGCGGATACATGTATGAAAGAGTTCAGGTTTCAGGGGAAGAGCGGTTTAAAGACCAGCCTTGCAAGAATAGGTTTTCTCATCCTGCTGATGCGCTCCAATATGGAACTATGGGAGCTTCTCCCAATATCGTTACCGGCAATCAAGAAGTGAAGCGGGCTGTAAATCCCTATGGAACTTCCAGACCCGCTTCTGTGTGGGCGTGATTCTCTTACCGCATTGCCAGCCATGCGGAAATAACGACATTCGCAGATGTTCCCGTTTCGGTAACTACAAACCTTATGTATCTTCCGAGTTCTGGAGTAAAGCCGTCAATGCCGCCGCCAGTGGTTCCACTGGTTTTTGTCCAGTTTGCAAATAATGCCGATGACCCTTCGGGCGCAAAGTAATTTACGCCATCGTTTGAACACTGATAGGCGATACTTGCCGTACCATCCCCGGAAACGGCTATCTGCAATGAGAAATCACCGTCGGGCTTATACGTGTTCAGATCGATTACTCCGCTCGTTGCGGTCAATGCCTTGACTACCGTCTGAGCATCGAAGATTTTTACTACGCTTACTTCTTTCATCTCTTCTCCTTTTGTTTTGGTTTTATTTATTGATTAATAAATGGGAAATTCGTTAAGTTTTGTTCTGCATGCTGCCGCTTCCGTAATCCGGCTCTTTCTTTTTCTATTTTGCTTGGAGTTGTTGCATTTTTAAACAAAGACATAATAGATGAACTCGTTATCGGCGATACACCGGGAACATCGCGCTTGATAACACGGGCATTGAATGCCTCAATTTCCGGGAGAATATTCTTATCCCAATTCTCCTGAGTCCTGTTATTACTCGCAAAATACAGATGAATTTTGGTGTTAATTGATTTTTTCATATCTCCATATTTATCAATAACCTGTTTTTCGCTCCACTGAGTTTCGCGCTTTTCTGATATGTAAGCCGGATTGAATCCAAGCCCTCTTAGCGCCGCTTCTTGCCAGTCGGATTTTAATTGCTTGTTTCCGAAGAATACCGGATCGCCGTCCCTTGAAGTAATTCCTTCTGTATATTCTCTTCTGGCCTTGAAAATATTGGCTATTGGTTTCGGTGCAATCTTTTCTATTCCTCTTCCATATCTGCCCTTTCCTATTTCTTGAATACCCTCTCCGAGTCCTTCGAAAAACGACTGGGGAACGCCGCCCAAGTCGGAAAGCTCAGGAACTTCAAACGAGCCAGCCGCCATTGAACCCTTGAGGTTTATACCAAAGAGTCCGCCAGCAAGCCCGGTTCTTGCGAATCTGGACGAAGTAAGTCCGAACTTTTCTTCGAGCCACTGGTACAATGCTTCTTCCGGATCGTCAGGTCCACCAAGTCCCGATATGATAGCTCTAAGTATCGGCCCAAGCAGCGGCTGCAATGGATTTGCTTTTGTCCCGGCGATAACCATCGGGGCAATTGCCATCCAAATAACGTCCTTTCTGTGTCCCGTTGTCCACAATTCGCGCATGAGCAGATAATAATTGTGCATGTAGTTTTTATAGACATACATTGATTTTCCGATATGAGCGACAATGCCGGGGCCTCTCGCCCATCCCGGAAGGTTTATCTTGCCGTAAACGCCGTGGGCGTGGTCGGAAATGCTCTTTGCCTTCATGAGATATTCTTCTCTTTGTACTTCCGACATAACGCCCTTGTGCTGTGCAACCATGCCATTGTAAGCTGCCGCAATCGTTGAAGCGCGATTTAATTTTTCAGTTGTACTGAATACAATCAAGCTCCATTTAAGAATGGAATTAAACACCTTTCCGCCGTGAGTCATTGCAGACTCTGTCAAGTCCTGGTTTTGAAGGTCGGTGTCCCATCCGCGATTTGTAATATCGTCAAAAAGCCTTTTTTGTGTTGCGCTGAGCGTTGAAGCCTTGCCTCTCTTTTTTTGAATGGAATACGTTGTATAGCTGGACATTCCGCGCGTCAGGAGTTTTGGTATTTCTATAGCAGGGATACCGCCAAGCCCGTGCATTGCCGCCGGAACACTTGTTGCAAGCGAAGTGAGGTTTATTACGCCAGATGAAACACCAGAAAGAAATTGCAGTGCCATAGCTGCCTTTGTCATTCCAAATATGCGGTCGAGCCTTTCATCATTGCGCAACATGTCATTCATAAAAGACTTTGCCTCGCTATATGCGTTCGGCTGTGTTGCGGAATCGATTGCGCGTTCTTTTACTGCTTTTTCGTATGACTTCCAGAGTTCAGCCATTGCCTTGTAGTATTCGCTGCTTCCGGCAGTCAAGCCCTTAGGCATATTGTCTTTTTTGTATGCGCTCCATTTCAGGTCATGCCCGGTAAATGCCTCCATCATACTGTTTGCCATTATCCGCTTTGCTGTGCCGCCAGCTATCGAGCGCCCGGCAAGCGTTATCGCTTTAATCGGGTCTTCTTCAAATCCAAGATAAACATCTTTCCCTTTCCGGTTATCGCGCTTGATTTTATGGGAGCGTGAGCCATGACTGTGGATAATGGTCGCCATTTGTTCGGCAAGCGCCTGTCCTATCGCTTCGGCTTGCATGATTGTTGCGCCCTCGTTGTGTGCGATAGCGTTCAGAATAACCTTCTCGAATTCATCATCGACATTCTTGAAATGCCAGGATTCTTCATAGAACCGTCCTCCGAAGCTCTTCAATAGTTCGCCTTGCATTGTGGAGCGTTCGCCGCTGATAGTGAAATGCTTTTCGGTTTTGCCGCTTTTAAGTGGAAAGTCTATCCATTTTCCTTTAAGCCCGAACTGCTCAAAAGTAAGATGCTCTTTCTTCTTCATGCGTTCAACGGCATTATTGATAAGGTCGTTCATTGCTAGAATGTCGTTTTCGACAAAAGCCTCTTCTGAAGGAGTGTTGCTCTGAGTAAATTCTACAGTATAGCCGTCTCTCCTGAGTGTTGCGGCGAGTGCCGCCCTAGCCGCCGTGCTATCAAATTTTTCAAATCGAGAATGTTCTCCTTCTTTGCTTGCCCATAGAAACTGCCTTCCTCCAAGCCTTGTTCGGGGCATGTAATAACCGCTTCTATCGCCCATCTGTTTTAAGTATTCTCGAATATCCACACCTTCAACGACGGGAGCTTTTGCTCCAAGCTTTTTCAGCTTTTTGACATTGTCAAGTACGCCGTTTCTCATCATCTGGAAAGAATTTCTATTGACTCTTCTCGCCGCAAGAACCGAACCTATGGCCTGTTCACTCCATTTGCCCGACTTTCTCATGTCTGTAATTTCGGACTGGTACACGGCATCCCATGCAAGCTCTTCTCTCAAGAAGTCGCCTATCAGCTCATTGTTTTCATTTCTGGCATGAAACGTCTTGCCATCCTCGCTCGTTGTTACCGTGCCGCCTATAGCGTCAATATCGCGCTTCCAGAGGTGATCATCTCTAAGCCGGGCATATTCGGGCTTGTTCTTCTTGCTGAGTTCTACCATTGGATTTAATTCAAATTCGCCCTTGCCGTTATCCTTGTTGAAGATAAGGTTTCCGAACAAATGCTTATCGGTGTCTTTTTGCAGTCCTGCATCAAACATGCGGCTTATCGCAGGAACTTTCTTCATGTAGTAGAAGATAGTTGAAACAACCTTGTCAATATGGCTTATGTCTTCCTTTGCATTCTTATTCTTTTCGCGCATTGCGGAAAGCCATTCCTTCGCCCATGACCTAGCTTCATTGATTTTATTCGTTTCTTTCGCTTCGCTTTTCGGGCTGAATTGCATATCTTCCTTGACATTATCATCTTTCTGGTCTATAATAGCTTTGGAGGTTTGCCCGGCATGCTCTTCTAGCGGTGACTGCAACCTTTGAACGTCACTGTGCAGTAGGGTCGGGGGGACTAGTTGCTTGTCCTGATTTGTGCTTCGAGCGGCACGACGTCGCCAAACCTCTTTTCCTCTTACTTGAACTCCACTTACTCTCGGAAACGCTGTTACTATAGAGTAGTGTCCGTCATTTATTCTAAGCTCAAGAACCATTACGCTATCGGGTTTTCCATATTTAAACAGAACACTTCTGTTTTTTTCCTGAACAACAATTGAATTGCAATTGTCAATAATATTCTGCAAAAATCCCGCCGTATTCCATCCAAGCTTTTTTAATTCCTCCGCGTGATCATGTAAAATATGAACTATTCCAAACCCTCGATCGATTCGACTATCGTGCATACCCTTTTTTAACACAATCGGAAGCGATTTAACCATTCCATTAGTTTCTCTTTCCACCTCTTCGGGAATAATACCCCAGTATTCTTTTCCTTCAGGAGAAAGTACAATATCAAGGGGTTTGATTGTCTTGTCTTTGGCAATCTCCTCAAGCGTCATTTTCTTTTGAGGGTTGGATTTTACCGAGAAAATACCTTCACTCTCAGCCGGGCTGAAAAGTACATCCTCGCCGGTGGAGTCTTTTGGCTTGGTAATCTCTTTCTCCACAGCTCCCGAAAGAAACTTTTCCGCCGCCGCGATTGCCGGGTCAATGTTTTCTCCGAGAATTTCTCTTATGGATTCGTCCATTGCCGACTTGCCTTTGACAATCGACTTCTGAGCAATAATCTTTTCAAATGCGGCCTTGATATTCTTCAATATGTCGAGAATCTTGGAGACTATTCCGGGATTGGCTTTGTGTAATCCTTCGAGAATCTTTTCATCTCCAGAAAGAAGCGATCCCATAACGTCCGCGCCGTATTCCATCTTGAAATAATCGTCGCTGAACTTTGATCCAGGCAACGCCTTTTCAACTTGCGCCCTGCGCTTGGCTATGTAGTCGGCAAGCTTGCCCTTGTCGGAAATCTTTTCCAGCTCGGAAAGAAATTCCTGCCAGAGTTCGGGAGTATTCTTTTGCATGGCGTGAGCAAGTTCGTGTATTGCCACCTGTTTCACGGGATTGCTTTTGCTGTCGGCATCGACATAAATCTTGCCGTCATTGAGGAATATCCCTTCAAAGCCTTGCCCTGCGCCCGTGTTTCTGAATACGACAATTTCCACGCCGAGAGCCTTTGCAAGCTTCTGCGCCGCCGTTATTGCCGGGGTTCCTTCTTTTACCTCTTCAAGCTTCACACGCTCTGATTCTGGCTTGTTTTGGTTGAACCTTGACTCAACACCCTTGAGCCCTGTCATTTTAAGCCCTGGCTTGTTTGCGGGCGTTGATTCGGGCTTTGCGGCTTCTTCCTTCTGAGCGGATGGATTGTCGGCCGGAATGGATTCTTTGTTTTGCGAAACGCCTTTGACTTCTTTTAGTATACTTGGAATAACTTTAGGCTGTTCACCGTATAGGTATTGATTCATTGATTCTACCGAAGCTCGCGGAAGGTTGTCGGCCTTTTCTCTGGCGAAAGAACGAGCATTAAATTCATCTCCACGGCTTTCGGCTTCGGCTAAGGCATTGTCAATAAGCCATTGGTTTTCAATTTTAACGCTGTTTTTTCTTGTCTTTGGATATGGAGTTGTTGTTCTTCCAGATGATGTTATAAATCTATCTCCTGGGGATATTGGTTGGCCGTCTACAGCTCTACCTTCTGTAGTTGCTCTTCTTGGTTCGGCTTCTTTCTTTTGCAAGGCTTCTTTCTTCTTGAGTCCCTTCTTGGGAACAATGGGCGGAATCGCCGTTTCAACTGCCGAGCTTTCCTCGGTAGTTCCCGGCTCATCTGTCAAGTTTTTCTTTACAACTGGAGATTGCAAAGCTTCCGGCTCGGCTTGAACTGTTAAGTTTTCCTGAACTGTTGCATTTTCTGCAACGGTTGGCGGCTCACGCTGTGCCAGTGCCTCTTGTGCGAGTAAAACGCCGTTTTCCGCGTCCTGCCGAACTCTTTCAATAGGCATGTTCATGTAAACATTCGGCTTTTCCTGCGCCTGTTCTGGCTCTGGAACTGCCTGTTCGGCCTGAGGAATAACGCCATTCAGTTTATCGATATGCGCAAGGAGAGCGTCAACATTTTTCCCTTGAGGGTCTTTGCTTATTTCAATTTGAGCTTCTTTAATGCTCATTTTTTCAATCTTTGCGGCTTCGTCAAGCTGATATTGTACATTTGCGGCTTGCATTGCTTCGTTAATTTTGGCTTGCCGTATCTGCTCTTGTTCGCTCAACTGCTCCGAGACTGCCGCTTGTTCCTGCCCTATCGCCTGTTGCGCCTGTGCCGCTTGCTTCTGTTGCTGGACAACTTCCCTTGCTTTGTCCATCTCTGCCTGATTCTTTTCTTCTTCAAGCATTGCCTGGTGTGCTGATTCAATTTGATTGCTGTCGTAAATATTGTAAGCTTCTTCGACAAGCTGACTTTGTGTTGCGCCGGGATACACGGATTCGCCTGATTTTCCCTCTATGTACTCGACAAGAGCGGATCTGTCCATTTCGTTGAAGTTTATGTTGGCATTTTCGGCTGGTGCGGCTTCTGTCTGCCGCTCTGCCTCATGTAAATCAAATGCCCGGTCTATCAAGTCCGCTCTACTTGCCGTGCTTACGCTTGATTCTCCAGTCCGGCTGATAATGTACGCTGCGAGTTCCTGATTTGTCATCGATCCAAATTCAGGATTGACATTTTCACCCGAAGCCGGAAAGTCTATCATGTCCTTTTGTTCTGGAACTCCTTCAAGCTCATTTGAACTTGTCGCATTATCCAAAGAGTTCAGAAGGTCTGTGCTTTCGCTTCCGGTAACTATTGGAGCGTTTAGATTACGCCGGAGTCCTTTGAGTTGTTCGAGCCTACTCTTTCTTTGTGCTTGATTCATGATACTGCCGCCGCCGCCCATCATTCCGCCCATAGCGCCGCCGATAATAGTAGCATCTATAGCGCCCTGTCCAAGTTGTTTGGCTTTTTCTCTTACGGTCATTTCGGAAAGAGGCTTTTCTGTGTTTCCTGTAAGCATATCCGTAAGATTCTGTCCAAGCTGGGTAAATCCTTCCGAAGTACCTTCGCGGAACATATCTCCGCCTATATTCTTGAGAAAATTGAATACACCCTTTTTAACGGCTTTCTTCCCTTCTTCTCCTAAATATTTTCCCAGTATTGGAATAGTCCCTAGCTTTTCGCCAATTACCTCAAATGCGCCATTTCCGATTGCATTGGCAAGCTTTCCAGATTCTGACATATTGGAATTGTCTTTTACATCGTTGTACTGGCTTGCCGCCGAAGTTACGCCCATGTATGCGAGAGAACCAGCTCCGCCTGTGAGCATAAATGCCGCCGCCTGTGTTGCGAGATTGGGAATCTGATTGATTGTCCCATAAAGAACCTGTTCAACGGCTGCGGCTGTGCCTTTTTGCTTAAACGTATCTGTTATGTCAAGTCCACCTGACGCGACTTGAGATTTTTGAGCGGCCTTGTCCTTCATGAATTTAGCTGTGCCGTCAAGAATATCTACCCAGCTCTGTTTGTCAATTGGCTGTTCGGTGTTTGTTGCAAAATACGGAAGATTCTTTGCTTTGCGCTCTTTGGCAAATTCAATAGCTTTTCCGGCAATGGAATCCCACATCTGCGGGTCTTTTTTACTGAGTTCGCCGGGATCGTTATTTAAGAGATAGTCTTTCTGCTCTTGACTGAGTCCCGGGACAAGAGTCGGTATTTCGACTTCCTTGCCCGGTTCTACATCGGCAGTTCCGATACTGAGTTCCGTTGATACTCCGCCGTCCGGCCTCTTGAGTTCTCCGTAGAATCCCTTGCCCTTGAATGAACCATTTTTCCTCTTTTCAAGACTGGCTAAGTATTCTCCTGGTATCACGTCAATAAGTGGATCACCAAGCTCTTTTCTTTTTTCGATGGCACTGGCTCTAAGTGTTTTATCTATATCTCTCACAAATCCCGGCAATGCGGCAATCCCGGCTCCGGCCTGTTCAACACCGGATTTTAAAGACTCTCCAGCCTTGTATATTCTTGAGTGTGTCTTAGCCTGAAAAGTCTCTGGGTTTACATTTTTGTCCTTTAAAAACTGCTGATAAGATTCTTCCTCCGGACTGCGCGCACGGGAAGGCTCGGGAAATGCGGATTTGACTTTTTTTCTATATTCCGCATCTTGCGCTTTTGCTTCTTCAAATGTCGGAATGTAATTCTCATCTGCTTTGAGAGACTCTCTATATTTTCTGTCATATTCCTGTGCTTCCTTAAAGCTGGGAATGTAATCATTATCTACGGGTTTTATAAATGGATTATTTTTTCTATATTCCGCATCTTGCGCCTCCGCCTCCTTGAAGGTCGGGATATAGTCGTTTAATGAATTCATTTTTTCCATCCTTTAAATTCACCAGTTTTTTTGTCATATATTCCTATGCGTCCGCTTGCAGTCATAAATTCGAGATTTCCGGAGCCGTCTCCCGGATCTGGTTCCGGATCTGGTTCCGGATCTGGTTCCGGATCTGGTTCCGGATCTGGAACTTCTCCGCGCATCTGCTTAATAATTTTTGCCTGATAGTTTTCTAGTGATTTTATGTTCTTATCAATATCTGCCAAATTTGCGCTACTGCCTGATGTTGAAGTTTGCGCTTGCACTTTTGCGCGTTCGTATTTCCCTATTTCATCCGCTGCTTTATAGTAACTGGCATCGAGGTCTTTTATTCGCTGGAGATTTAACTTTTCCGTTGCATTTCCGGAGCTTTTTTTCTTTATTCCGAGTGCTTCATTAAGCCGTGCTTCATTTCTGGCTTTGTCTGTTAGCTCGTCTTTGCGTTTAAGCGTAGCCCATACCTGGTGCTGATTAACGGTCTCTCTGTTCTCTGGAGTAAAAAGCGTTATGCTTTTATCCGCGTTAACAACGTAGTCAACAATAGGCTTCCCCTGCTTGTTGAAGCTGTCGATAAGTACATCTTTATCTTTGCCGCCGCGTATTGCGTCATGCACCAAATCCAGCATTCCTTCGCTTTGAGTTATGGCCCAGTTTGTGGCATTGTATTCCTCTTCGCCTCTCTTCTTATCTTGCTCTTTCCATCCGAGTTCTTTGGCAAAAGCGTCAGCAGTAAGTTCCTGCTGCCTGAGCTGGTTTTTGCCGATTGCCATGTGCTGGTTATACTTCTCGGTTTCGCGCTGTTCGTATATCGGCCTCTGCTTCAGCCTGTAATCATAATCCTCAAGCTGCTTGCCGCCGATTTCCATATTCTGATTGTGCCGCTCACGTTGCAGTTGCTTTTCGAATTCCACATCGCCGCGCCTGTCATTATAGTCCATCGCCCTGCCAATACCGCCGTACATTCCCATGATTAGTTCTCCTTAAGTTTTAAGTTTAAAAAAGTTTTCCGGTGCCCCAGCTTGCGGCTTTCTTTGCCGCCTTCGCTTTTTGTTCTTGATTATACCTGACTTGAGCATCTGCCATTGCCTTTTCCGAGACATCACCGCTTCCGCCAATAACTCCGTTTTGTCTTCCGGAAACATACCCTGCCTGATCCGCCTCTTGTCCATATCTATCTCCAAGCCCCATTCCGAGCTGTGCCGCATTGCCATAAGCCCCTGCCGCCGAGCTTGCCGCGCCTATTGCCTGACTTGCTCCCTGTTGAGCTATTCCAGCTATTCCCGCATTACGTGAAAAGCTTTCATCCCTTGCCTGTTTTCGTGCGGTATTCTTCGCCGCAGCTTCTCCGGCTGCTCGGGCAAGCCCCCAATCCGTAAGCATTCCTGCAAACCGCCCGGAATTCGGGTTTACCCCCATCCTCGACATTGTGCGTTGATTTATTCCGAGTGCATTATCATAAGAAAGCCCACTGGATACCGCCGCTTTTCCAGCCGCTTCTTCTTCACTTACGTTTGCCAGTTGTGAAGCCCGTCCTATTGCTGGCATATATGTGGAATTGTAGTTATCCATCACCGTGCCGCTTATGCCGGACAAGTCGCCAGCCACGCCGCTCATATTCCCGATTGCGTTTGAAGCTCCGCTGTACTGGTTCTGCATGTTGCTGTTGTTGTTTTTGGCGTAACTGCTTGCACCTCCAATAGCGCTCTGGCTTGCTGTATTTGCGCCAGTATCGGCAGCCGTTTTGATAATGCCCGATTTCACGCCTGAATCAATTGTTTTCGTTGCCGCCTGTACAGCCGCCACGTTACTTCCGAATCCAAAACTTGACATTTCTCTTCTCCTCGTTATTTCTTATTTTCGTTATAATATTTTCTTAAAAATGCTTCTACTTCTATTCTTGTAACTTTTTTCCTGTCTCCAAAATATTGTCTCATCCAGTATGGTATAAGACACATGCCATCGGATATATTCGCCCAATCCACCGTAACAACCTTTGAAAGCTTTCTCCAAGTCTTTTCCATCGGGCATATTACCTCAATCCCGTTTTCCCTTGCGAGGTCAATAGCATCCAACACTCCAGGAACCTGCTCTTTGTACTCATGGGATACCTCATTTTTATTGAGTATCATATAGAAGCCGAGCATGTAGATTTTATCGTATCGCTTCAGTGTAATCTCCCTTGCAAACATGAAGGCTGTCGTAGAAGAGAAGAAGTTAAATCCGAATCGTTTTGAATAATCAAACATGTCCAATTTTTCATAATTTTTTAAAATATCAAAATCTGAAACGGTAATTATTTTTGACCCAGTCTTATTATATTCCTCAATCCACTCGTTTCCAAGTGATTCGTCTGAATTTCTGCCATTAAATTCCCAGTGAATCTGATATATTTCTTCGGGATGTTTCAATTCCTCAATATCGCCATAAGGACGATAGAAGTAATTCTGTGCCATGACGGGAATTCCCGCAGCGCTTTTCCAGTCGAAGTTTTTCAGGACTGGTTTATAATTTCCGAGAAATATGCAGGGATTACTCATTCAACTCCTACTGTTTGCATCAATTGATTTACGGCATCAACAAGCTTATTTGTTACCTGCTGATTTTCGGTTGCATCTGACGGATTACTTATCTTGGGCAGATTTGTCGCACCAAGATTCATCAATGCGCTGGCAATAGAGTTCGTAACGTCCATGTTCTCTTGAACATCTGAAGGGTTGAAAATCTTTGACAGCCTCACATCGTTCCCTGCTCTGGCATTGAGAATCCTGACGGCATCGGAAAGAGCGTTCGTTACCTGTTGATTTTCGGTATTGTCGGCAGGGTTGAAAATCTTCATGGTTTTGATTGATAAATCTTTCAGTGCCATGTTAGAATTCCCCCATGCTCTGAGTCAATATGAGTTTGTCAATATTCACGGTTGTCTCGACTTCTATTTCCCAATCGCGCTCTTTGCGCATGACCGGGAGCCGGAAAGAAAGATTTATCTGGCTGGCCGGGATTGTCCCGGTATAAACAAGAACATCATTTGCATAGAGCCTGAGAATTACATTCCCGGTTGTTATTGAGTAGTCCGAGGCTATTATCTTGGCGCAACTGAAATTTGCCGGGCGATCGAGAGAGAATTTTTTGCTCTTCCATATCACGGTTTTATTTTCCGTGCCGGAATCCCATTTGACAAGGCTTGTTCCCTGTGCCAGATAAAGCGTATCGTCCTCGATCTCATAATAGAGTGCGTCGGCTGTTTCGTCTGTGGTTACAAGCGTTCCCTCTTTCGGGTCGAATATCCATGCCCCGGCATCGGTGAACATGAATACTTTGCCGTCATGGCAATACGCTTTCATCGTGTCCGGCTGGATTTCCTGCCACTGCTCGCGCTTGAAAAAGTTTTCGGTAACAAGCTGTGCCGTGCCGTTCGCTACCATTACAAGGCCGTCGGGAGATGGATAAAATACCGCACCTTCGCCATTGCATATACCCTCTGCGGAAACGCAAGCCTGATTCTGTGGAAGTACCCTTACGCACATGGTTTCCGGATGGTCTCCTATCGCAAGTTCAGGATTTCCCGTTGTACAGACTACAAGCGTATTGCCATAAACCCCGAATCCTACAATGTCATGTTCAACCGTCTGCATGTAAGAAGCTGGCCATGCATAGGGAATATACGGTTCACAAAAATAAACATCTCGTTTATTTGCTCCGGAAGCAACAAGCATTCCGCCCGGCATCCTGATGAGTCCATACATTTCATCGGGAGGATCACCGTAGGCCGGCATTGATTCTGCGAGTTCGGTATCCTGTTTTATATCGGCATATGTCGTCAGGGAGGACGCTATTTCATCCATGTATAGAAATGCATTATCTTCCATACTTCCAGCGCTTCGGTAAATTCTCCGGTTCTCTACATATCCTCCGGGATTTGCGCCGAGTGTCAACGCGACTGTATCACCCGGACGTGCTTCGACAAGCGCTGAAAGTGATTGTCCGGGGTCTCCCTCGTCTCCAATATCGGTTACATATCTCTGGCAATAGTAGCGGCTCGACAACGAAACCGCATAAACGATTGAAATCGTGATTACAATGTCGCAGGGATTGACTTTTGAAGTGTAATTATAAAGACCAGTATTAAGATTTACACTTACACCGGGCGGTTGCCAAGCTGTATCCTCATTTGCACGCGCAACGCTTACGCATGTAATTGTCGCATATTCTTCATCCTTGTACTTAACTGTTTGCTCTTGTCCGATGATTGAATAACTTGAGGGAGATAATGTTCCAACACCAGTCAGTACCAGCGCTATATTGGCTATATTGTTGTTGACAATATACGCGGCCGCGGTAGTGTAACTCCCCGGGTAACGCGCTGTTATTGTAACTGTCTGATTGAGATTCGTTATGCTTACACTGGTAATAGGACAAGCTACTCCGGAGTTGAAACCGAATAGCGCTTGAACGGCCCATAGCGATTGTGTTGCCTGCCACAGCGGAGTAACGACGGCAGTAATCGGCGCAGTCGGGCTTGGAATTGTCGCATCCCTTGTCTGAGCCGCGCCAGCCGTTCCGAAATCCCCGCGGACTTTCAATTCTCCGGACGCATCTCCAGTCCAGTATACGCGGTTGTACTCGTCTGCGTTTATCGTACTTTTTACCACATTACAGAGAGTAAGAAAATCAAGCCATTCCGCAGCGTCTTCACCTTCAACCCATGCAATCATTTCAATGTTTGCAACATACCATTTCCCGGAATTCTGGCAATCGGAAGTAGCCAAGAGCCGCCAATATTGCGCCGCCGTTGTGGAAGTGAATGTCCATTCCTGATAGCTCGTTATGTTTGTCGGGGTTATCGGCATTTCTGAAACATCTGTCCAGTCGGTTCCATTCAATGACCTCTGGACCATTGCAGTTGTCGGAGCCGCTCCACTTGTCGCAAGCCTGAGCCGAACCTTGCATATCTTCTTTGTAACACCAGAGCCGAAATTCTGTCCTATATACGCGGTGTTGTCAACTGCGGTAGTTGTTTGAGTTGAAGCCCATTGTGAAGTTACGCTTCCATCGAACGCGTTTGATTTGCTCAGATAATCACCGGACGATATTGCATAACCCGAACTACTGGCAACTGCTCCCGGGTGTCCCATCGAGCCGCGCCGGAAGATGGCTTTTACTCCGCTGGCAATTGTACGCTCAAGACTTGTCTGCTTGAAGCATCTCAGATTACCGGCAGTCAGATTACAATTCAATGCCGTCTGTGCTGAGGTATCCGGAAGGAGTTTCGCTTCTGTTCTCGGAATAAGCCCATTGTATTTTTCAAGCTGTAGTTTCATTTCTTTTTATTGGCTTTCTTCTTTTCATTTTTCTTATATTCAACATTTAATGCAAGAAGCAATCCCGAATAGTAGTATGAGTTGAGATACGCAAAGGCTTCATTGTTATCACAAGTAAAGGGAATATTGCAGCGCTTCATTGTGTCGAATGTTGCGTGAATACATTCATGGCAAAGCGTATCCTGCTCCGAGATGAGCCAATTAAATTTCGGCATCCAGATATAATGAGTAAAAAAGCCAATCTTAGGGTCTTCGATTGAGAGAAATTTTCCGGCTGTATTGTTGTCTTCTAATTCAACCTTATATTTTCGCTTGATATATATCTGAAATTCTTTCCATGTTCCAAGAAAAAGAATGGTTCCTATTCCATAAATATCTTCTTTTAGTTTATAGATTTTCTTCATGGCATGAGCCTTTTTACGGTTTCGATTATTGCCACTATAAGAGTTGCAGCCACGGTTCCGACTGCTGTAATCTTGGTCTTTCCCCAAGGAGCCTTTGGATTCGGGCATGATGGGAATATCAACTTGCAGGGCAATTCTTTTATACTGCTCTGTATAGAAGCCATTGTCTTGTCGCCATCTTTGAGGCGTGTTGAAATGCCCTCAAACTGCTGGTTTATTTCACCAATTGAGCGGGTTGTACTTTCAATGCTCATGGCTATTCGCAGTAACAGCTTCGGAGTGTCTTTTGCTTCTGCCTCCATGACCCAATCCGTTATTGTTTTGCCGCCATCAGCCATTTGTTACTGCTCCTTCTTCTTCCCACGCTTCCCATCCGAAACGACTACAGGCGAGATATGTTCCATGTGCCTTTGCACGCCATACCATGCGCTTATGCCAGAGCCAGAATTTAGAGAAAGGATATTCGGTATCTATAATCTTCATCATGTTTGAAAGAATGCGGCCATTTGCTCCGTCAAACGATTCTCTTGTTCCATCCGACTTGTCAAATTCAAAGTCGTGAATCACAACCGCGCCGTCAAACAACTCCAAGAAGAGTGATATATATCCCCTGAGTTTTTCTTCGGATTCCTCTACCGTGAGGTATGGATATAGCCGCTGTAGAAGAAATCTTACAGCATAGTTGAAGTCCGCTGGACCTGCTCCGTTGTAGATGTTTTTGATATCCGCCTCGGACGTAGTCCAGAATTCGCGCGGAGCAATAAGCCCGTATTGCTTGCAAATCTCTTTTAAATTCTTGTCTGTGTCCATTTTTGTACCCTTCCCTTATCGAGAGATCAGCTTATCTGGCCTCTCGTTAAAGTCCCGACTCCACCCAAGCCGGGACAAATACGATTCCTCAAATCCTTTCTGTTTTGGGATTATTTAAGGCTCAATTTTTCCTGAAGAAGATATCCTTCTAGCATCCAGATTTTATTCTTAACGCGCTCAAGACACATATCTGCCCCGATTTTTTCACTGTAGTTTTTAGGATCAACGCATGTCGAAGTTTCAATACACGTAAAGCCATTTGTGAGCCTTACTGCAACGATTGTGTGTTTTTTTCCAACTAGGTCAATCGTTTTGATCTCGGTCTCCACAATTTTACTTTCGACCAGTTCTTGCGTTACGATGTTTTCGTTCATCTCGTCTTTCTCCTTTTGTGTTTTATTATGGCTTCACTTTCGAAGCCGTATCCGATGTACTTGAAGCCGTAACAGCTATTGCCACCTCTTTGAGAGTATTGACAACTTTTATTGTATCTTCTGCCGACTCGCCAGCCTGACCCGTGTAACTAATCGTAATGCTTTTTATATCGGTTCCGAACATAGAAAAAATTGAACCTTGAGATGTAAGGGTAAACATGCGCTCTGTGAGTTCTCCGGGCTTTACTGCAACAACATCATGAACGGTACTCATGAACGTGCCGAAAATAAGAGAAAGCGACATTCCGGACGTATCCGGGACTGTCGAGACTTTGAATGCCGTTGACTGAGTTGTTATATTAAGCGACTTCTTTGCGATAGATGGGAAATCTTCTTTGGTTTTGGTTGTTACGGTTTTCCCGTCTTTGTCGATTGTCGTTACCTCGGTGTCAATTGTTGACCGACACCCCGACACGAACAGCGTAATCATTACGAGGATTGCCAATGCGTAGAACTTCTTCATCTTTCTTTTTCTCCTTTGTTTTATTTTAGTAAAAAATCGTGCTTAAATCTGTAACCCCAATTGCCGCCAATAGCGCCATGAGCGGCTCGTTGTCGGTAGCGGCGCAGTCAACGAGCGCCCAGTTTTCTTTTAGGTCTTCTGACAGGCTGGCGAGTGCAGCCGCAGCCACTTCGTATTTTCCGAGTGCTTGCAAACGTTTTTTGAATTCGAGTTTAGGGATGGAAATTACATCGTCAAGAATTGACAAATCCGCCGCATCTATTACTGCCTGAGCCGCCGCAATTTGTTCAGGCGTAGCTGTTTCTGAAGTGACAAAGCTCCATGTTGCTTTGTCCGATTCATTTCCTACCGATACGCCGTTTATCGGGCATACCGCCGCGACCGCATTATGTAATTTTTTGAGATTCATTTTTTACCTCAGATTAATTATTGATTGTAAAATTCATTTCATAATTATTAAAAGTTGCCGTTCCGCCATTTCCCGACCGCTCCAATACCGTATATGTATGATAGCCTGTATTTGTCGTTGACATTGTCATGGAACATGTTATATAGTCGGTATAGTTATTGGCGATGTAGTTTATCGTTGTTGTTGATCCATCAACGCCTACCCATAATTGAGACACATCTTTGCCAACTAAAGCAATCGATATTACAAGCGGCACTAATTCACCAGAAACCATTCCCACATATTGAGTTGAATCGTTATTCCAATAACGCAGGGTTGCACTATTATATGTATGAGCAGAGCTCGATGATTTAACCAGCCTGCGCTCTGTTTTGTTATAACAATTCCAAACGAATCGGCTCGTCACGGAGTCTTCGCACTGCCCAGCGCTTGCTGTTGTCCTAATCGTCCCAAGATAACGCCGTGTTGCATCTCCACTCTTGACATAAATTCCATCCTGAGTAGTTAATGCGGTCGCTCTGGTTGTAGCGTCAGTCCATGCCAGAGCCTCAAGAGTCAGCGTCCCTGAGTTGTCATAAATAAATATGTCGTAATTAGTTGATGCCGTGAGACCTGAGAGCGATAGGCTTTTTTCGGTGAACGCTCCGACGCTCCAAGCCGTGCCGCTGTATATGCCTATAAGGTTCCCTAGGTATGGAGTGAAATAAAGTGTTGTTTTTGCGGTCTGATTGGTGGTCGAAACCGGGACGCCGCTTTCGAGTGTCAGTCGGCCTTGGCAGATGGCAGAATCGATTGTCATTTTACCGAGCATATACGTCCAAAGCCTTGACAATGTGCTCTTTCGATTAGTACCAGACGCGCCGTCATCAACTATCATCAAATCAGCATCGACAAGGGCTGCACCTATGTCTGTGCCGCCGTCAATGTCAAGAGTTGTGATATTTCCATCATAGCCACCAGTCCCGGGGGCGGTTACCTCTATCCAGACCGCAGCGCCCTCCGTTGCGTCCTTACAGACGTATTCCTTCGAGTTCGTTACATCAAGCCAGCGCGAGCCTATCGAATATCCATCTACCGAATCGTCCCCGGTAGTAGGCGCCGCTGTTCCGTCGAGTTTATTAAGTATATTTGTGATATTGCCGAGACCGATATCGGATTTTGAAACACTGTGCGGATTGCCGCTTGTAAGTTGTGAATGGTCGTAGGCCGTTTTGCCTCTGTCCCCTCTGTATGCCGTCCCAGAGGTTTCACCGAGTGCCAAGCTTGCGGATATTTCAACATATGCCGAACCGCTCCAGCGATATGCTTTATTGTCATCCAGCGTAACATAAATAATTCCCGTTGCGCCTGTCGCTGGAAGGCTTGCCGCATCGGCATATTCAAGAATATCATCGACATAGGCAGGAAGTTGAGCTGACGGAACCTTCCCTGACGAATCGAGTTCCGCGTATCCATTTGCCGCGCCTTTTTCCGAAACAAGTTGAAAATCCGCTGGCTTTGTTCCCGAATCCGCGAGAAGCTGCCCGGTCGCGTCTGCGAAGCCAGCGAAATTGCCGGAAACCACACCGCCGGGACTGCGGACATCACCTTGCCCGACAACCGAATTTCCGTCAAAAAGAAGCGCACCGCTTATTTCATCTTCCGATATCTTTTCTATTGTTGTGAGATTGGTATGACCGTGCTTCTTGGTAACGGCATCGGCAAGATTTGCTTCGGTCTGTGTAAGGGTTCCAAGAAGTGCGCTGTTTGTATGTGCGTGTTTTTTGGTAACAGCATCGGCAAGGTTTGCCTCAGTTTGTGTAAGAGTTTCGAGTAAAGAAAAATTACTATGCCCGTGTTTCACTAGTGTATTTGCCGCTACATCTGTATTGTTTGAAACCTCAGCGTCAAAGTCTGAAATAGTTGCAGCCGTCTGTGTTCCAGTATGGTTTGCACGTGCGAGAAGTGTTGCGTCTGCGCTATTTGTGGTTGCACCTTCAGCTATCCCTGCAAGCTTCGTCTTTTCGCCTGATGTGTAAGCAACGCCATCGCCAGTTACGGGGACAGGAGTTACGCCAGCGTCGGGAGTATAGATTATCTTGATTTTCGTATTGCAAAGAACGTCTTCTGTCGCTCCATCTATGATAACCAGCGTAAATGTTTTCTTGTCCCTGTTGTTGCTCAAGGCAAAGGCCGCGATCAATTCTTCGGTGTTGAGATTGATTTCGCCTACCGCATTTGCTCCGCTGTCCGCGAATGACAGTCCTTCCGCCATCCTTGCATTATCACCGTCAAAAATTGCGGCCGTCAGTGCCGCCGCCGAAGAATTCCCGATGTTGACAACCGTCAACGCTATTGTTTCCCGGAGTGAAGAAGTTCCGGAAATTGTAGCTTCTTTTGTGGTCGTGTTGATTGTTGCGGTTATTGGAGTTGCCATTTAGAAGAAACCTCCACCGCGCGCCTGTAGGCTCACGGATTTGAACTGTTTATTTATATCCATCTTTGCCTGAGAAACGCATCTGTAATATTCGGTGCGGTAATCCATGGCAAGCTGTAAATCAGTCCACGGCTTTTTCGGCTGTTTCATGAGCTGCCATCTGCAATGAGACATAATAGCCTCGCCGTGCCTGTCCCATATCCAGGTGGGAAGTTCGTTGATTCCGAATTCAGGACGCTTCACGACTTTTACGCGCATTCCGCCAGTTATCGTAACGATTGGAGCGTAATTCGTGTAAAATATCAGTGTTTCGTCTTCATTGAGTTTATAGAAGTTCGGATTGATTTTCGGGCAGTCATCGAAGTTGTCGGCAGTAACGGATTTGACCTTCACCCATACAATTTTGTGTATGTATGTATCATCGATTGTATCCAGGCTGTATTCCGTCTGGTCTTCGACAACATTCAAGTCTATTTCATCTTTCCAGCATTCGGTATCTTCGCAGAGTTTTCTTCCCGCCTGTTGAAGGTACTGAGTTATAACAGCATCCGCGCAACCGGGTAAGTCAGACATCAGGTACTGTATGTAATCTGAGTATTCAGCTATCTCTTTAGCCATTTTATTCAAGCTCCTTCAGATATAGCGCGAGGTGTGTATCTCTTCTGGCGACATCCATTGTCTCGTCAGAATCCTTGTCGAACGCTCTGTAAATGATGTAAAACTCAAGCGCGGCTTTCCATGCAGAATCGAGGATAGACGTGTCAGTAGTAGCTGTTGCATCGGTCAATACAATCATATTGCCGCTGCTGTCAATTCGTGCGTCAGGTCGCCGTTTCGCAATGTCCCTTATTCCTGCATTGTAATAGCCGAGGAGTTCAGCGTCAGACCATCTGTATGTTGCAACTGTATCCTGCAAGTTTGTCCGGACGCTTGAGATTACATCACTTACGAGCATTTTATTTTATTCCTTTGCCGCTTCGAGTTCGGCTATTTTGGCTGCAACTTCTTTTTTGCTCAGTTCTTCCGGGACTTTTTCACCGAAACGCAAAAAAGCATGTTCGGCAAGTTTTTCGCGGCTCAGCCTTTTGAGTTCGGTGTTTGAAAGAGCCGTGGTTTCCGACATATCAACAACCGGGGCTTCTTCTGCGCCACCGATTACTGAAACATTGCTACCCTCGGACGCCGCCGGAATTTCTTTCAATTCCTGCCGTACTGTCGCTTCAATGTCGAGAAGCGTTTCCGGCTTTACGGGTTCTCTTGTCGGTTCAGGAGCTTGTCTGTGTGCTCTTTTCGCGTTTTCTGCGCATATTCTGTCCGCTTCCGGCTGTGAGACGGGGTCAAAGTTTATGTTTTTTGACAATGCTTCCGTCCACGGGAAGATGCCGCCATCTGATTTTCTTTTTAGCAGTCTCATAAGATTTCGTTTCCTTTTTTTGAGAGATTCCGGAAGCACACCGGCTATTCACCGATGCGCAACCGGGTTATGATTTAGTCGTTGTCGCCGCTGAGGTCGTTCACGGCAAGGAGAACCCTGCCCTTGAGTGTATCAGCAGCCGCGCCTCCGATTGTCATCGTGAGGTACGTGTCAGCCTCTATCGCTATTGGATACAGGGCGGTATATGACGCTCCAGTAGCTCCGGTTGTTCCGTCACCGAGAAGAAGAGTGCCGGAAGTTGCAGCCGAGCCGCCATCAACGAGATCGTCATTAGCTGCGCCAGTTGTGCTATGTCCGAGATCGAGAGTTACAGACGCTTCGCCTGTGTCAATCATGATTTTGGAACCGACAATGTCCAAGCCCTTTTTGAGGGCAACGAGCTTGAAAATATCGCCGCTTGCCATGTTGTCTACGGAGCAGTCAAAAGGTATTTCGTATACCCCTGCTTTGTTTATACCGCTTGCGGGAAGCTTGCTCCCGCTGATAGAATTTATTGTTGCTACCATTTTCTTATCACTTTCATTTTAGGGGCTGTTTTACCAGCCCCGTTTGTTGTTATTGGTTACGCTTTGTAGACGTAAGCCCATCCGAGAGCTTCCGGTTTCACGGCTTTGTACCCGAATACGCGGAGTCCGCGATACAGAGTACCGAACTGGCTTTCGCCTTTCAGGCTCTCGTTCTGAACCATCTGAGTGGCGAACGTAACCGCGTCCTTGTGTCCGAACATCAGATTGTAAGCGGTTGCGCCGCTTCCGTCTGCGGTTGTCGGAACCAGATTGGTTTTGTAGAGCTTGAAGCTCGCTATATCGCCGAGATACCTGTTTTTGGTTGTGAGGGTTGACTCGCTCTTTCCTGAGAACGAAGCGTTTTTCAGGTCGGACTTGTTTATCATTCCGCACATCCACACAGGCAGAACGAGATACCTTGATTCGTCATCATCAGGAACGTCCTGTTCGTCAAGGACGGATTCGAGGTCAACGAGGAAATCGAGGATATTCGCCTTGGTTATACCTACGGGGGCAGTAGAAGCACCGAGATTGAAGGACAAGCTTTTTACACCTGCGGTAGCACCGTAATTTCCGGTAGCCGCAGAGCTGTAAGCGTTGTCGAACACTTCTTTGTCAACCGCCTGTTCCTGGTAATACGCGGCCTGGCTGATGAATTTGGGAGCCATGAGCAAATCAAACTGTTTTTCGTCTACCGCGTCAACGCGAAAACCGTATGATATTGCTTTGTCGATAACCAGATCAACGGACGGAGAAGAGAGGTCTTCATAGCTCATCTTCTGTCCTTTTTCGTAATTGCTTATGGCAATTTCGGGGATTGTTCTGATTTTGACCGTGTCGCCATGATCTTTGATTTCGCCCTCATAGTCCGTGTTGGTTATCTGAGGGATAATCGCCTTTCTGTAGTATTCAACGAGTGTCTTTTTTGCGAAAAGAGTCGGAATCCAATTTGTAGTGCCGCCACTGCCATAATCGGGCATTCCTGGAGTTCTTGCTATACCTGGCATTTTTCAATTCTTTCTATTTTTGGGCGGCAAATCAACGCTATTGTTTTATGCGTCTTTCACGATATGCCGCATCGTTTTCTTTCATGATTGCTTCGGCCTCTGCGTGTTTTCCTATGCGGGTCAACCTCACAGCTTCATCGCTGCGCTTGTCTATCTCAGCGTTGGTATAGACTGGCTTGCGATTGTCTTTGAGGTGTGTAGTGGCATCCGCGCCACCGTTCCCGGCTGGGTCAATGTTTGCAGGGGCTGATCCTTTTTTGGGAGCGGAAGAAGCTTGCTTCATGGACTTGTAGGCATTGAAGATTCTTGATACTGAATTGGCACGGCCTTCATCAAACGCCTGATTTACCAAAGTCAGCAGGGGTTTTCCTGCAATTTCGTCTTCGGTAGTTTTCAGCCAGTCTACAAAGTCGGAATCGTCTTTCATGGCAAATGCGCCAGGAGAAAGTTTTTCAACTTCGCCCCATGTCTGGCTTTGCTTTGCCATACGGGATTCTGCTTCTGTTTTTGCCTGAAAATCGCTCATGCGCTGCTCAACGGCTGAAAGCTTTTCGGAAACCTGATCGGGCTTAATCATACGCGCCATCAGCTTTGGTAACAGTGCCAGTGTATCCGGGTCGAACTGATCGCGTTCTTCCTGCGTAAACAGGTTTTCCACGTTCATTTCTGTCGGAGCTACATTCTGCTTTTCAGGGACTGACTTGTTTTCGAGGAGCCGATTCAATAGTGCATTCTGCTCTTCGAGTTTCTGGCTGAGAGTGCGTATCTCGTCCTCATGACGTTCTTTTTCTGCCTTTTGCATTCCTTGATTTGTCAGGAATCTGCGCTGCCAATAGTCTATATCTGTCTTGTCTTCTACGTGTTCCGCTGCCTTTTCTGCGGATGCGTCCTGCTGATCTTTGGCGGCTGGCTGTTCAACAACCTCGCCTAGATCAGTGTTCTGCTCGCTCTTGGCTGGTTCATCGTTGCTCAATGGCTGATTCTGTCCGATTTCGTCGGCCTTATCGAGCTGGCTATTATCCTGACCGCCGCCGGGATTCTGTGCCGTTGCTCTCATCGCCGCTTCCATCTGATTAACTTCATCTTCCACTTTTTGCATTGCTTCGGGTAATTTGCCCATTTTCTTCTTCCTTCTTTTGTTTTCCGCTTGCGCCGGGTCTGCGTTGTGCAGGGTCCCACCTACGCTATTTTTAGCTACTGAGGTTGCCCTCGATGTAGTTTTACGGCCTTCTCAATTTCATCGAGCAGGTGTCCGATGTACTGCGCCTGTCCTCGCTCGACTTCGCCTCCATTGTTGATAACGAATTCTGCTGTTTTGGAGTAATCGCGTTGGAGTTTTCTTTTAAATGTTGCCCAGTACGGATTGCCCTTTTCCATCTGGGCTATTGCGTCTTTTTCTTCGTCTGTTATTTCTTGGATCATGCTGTCATTTCCTGCTGTTGCGGTTGTCCTGCTTGGAGTTGTAGCTGCTGTTGCTGTATCATCTGGCTCTGTTGCGCCTGTGCGGCCTCTTCGTCCTGCTTGTCGAGTTTTTCTTGCGTTGGAACAATGTCTGATGTTTTGAGTTCGAGAGTTTTTGCAGATTCACGGAGCAGTGTTGCGCGTCCTTTTTTGCCTATAATTTCGAGGTCGGTCGGATTGTTTGTAGCATTCAGAAACTCATTGCGGCGTACCTGTAGCTGCTCTTTGGCAATGACAGCAAGAGGGCCACGAACGGAAATCTTGCAATCGCCCTTAATGGACTCGTCATCTTCCTTCTGCATGTTGTAGTTATACTGATTTTGGAGAGAGGGTTCGATTACATTTTGGCTGATTCTTGAGACTGCGTATTTGATACCTTTTGCGGCGTTCCCCTGTAGCATTGCGAGGCCGGACGCGGTATTTCCCGCGCCGCCTACTGCTGAATTTCCATGGTAAAAATCGGGGATATTGGTAACATCTGCGGCTTCGCCTTTGAAATGCTTGTAGCATTCAAGGAGTTCGCCAGCATTGCACGGAATTGTAATTGCCTGAACCGGCGGAGCATTGCCATATGCGTTCCCTGCCTTGCCTGAATACTGCAAGATTTTGCGGGGAAACATCATCGTTATGTCTTCATGCGCAACCTTGTCCATGTCATAGGCAATCATAGGGCCACTGGACAATCCGAGGTTGTTACAGAGTTCGCGGGTTACATAGTTGCATTCTTTTTGAATGTCTTGCATGGATTCGGGGAGCGACTTGCCCCATAACGAGCCTGGAACTTCCTTGAAAGACGCGGTATAATAGGGTTTTTCCCCTAGTAAATCTTCGTTGATGATCGCCTTAACGCATTCACTGCCAACTATTAAGGCAGATATTTCATACTCTTCGTTTTCGTCTTCGACTTCAATTTCCCATTTTTTCAGCAATTCCCCCTTTACTCCTCCCCAGAAAAAGAACCCTTCGAAAGATTCATCGTCATTTGCGCTGGAAGAGGGCTTGTTCTCCAGCACGCGGCGCTCTGTGTCGGTTTCGGGGATTGATATGCCATCTGTCTCATTTTGCTCAAAAACTCGCTGTATGGCTTCTTTGCTGTATCCGGGGACTCCTGACATTGCATTGAGTTCTTTTCTGCTGAAAGATTTCCTTTCGAAGATAGATGCGGTCTTAATGTCTGATGCACCTGGAGAGAAATACATGTCGAACGGGCTTACGCGCTCCCACATCATGGAAGGCTTGTACTCTATAACAGCCTTTGTTTTGCCCTGCTCGTCCTTGCCCCAGCCAATGGTCTTTTTGCGTCTGAAAACGGGACCTTTGAAAAACGCATTCGGATAAATTGCATAGTCAATCAGGAATGCGCTCATTGCTCCCCTGAAATTACCCTCTACCTGCTGGTCATCCATGAGTTTCTGCATTGCCAGTGCGCTATCAGTAGCGAGATCGGCAATCTCCTTTTCAACCTCGACTTTGCGAACCTTGGCAAATTCGTAGCTGAATCCTGCCATATCGTCGTTGAACTCGTCTACCATCTCCTGAGTGAGCATTCCTTGTGCGTCTGCGTCTTCGAGCTGCGCGGCCTTGACGGCATAGTATTTACGCGCCATCTGCTCAGTTTCGTCTGCAATCCTTTTGACCTGGTCCTCAGGAAGATCGGGAATCGGTGTAGGATCGAGCGCCCATATACGCTCTGTGCCCTCTGTCATAATCTCAGCTATCCAGCTGGTGCAGTCTGCCGCCTTCATTGCTGTAACACCCCTGAAAACGTCAGTTCCTCCGGCTTTTCGGATCAGTTCGAGGACATCTGGGGAGTACTTGCTCTCGTACTGCCTGAGGCATTCAATCAATCGATTGTCAACGCCAGTCTCGGAACGCGCTCTTTTTGCAGCATCGTATCTGCCTTTGATGTGTGCAGACAGATCAGCAGCCATAAAACCGCCCGGTACAGCCTCAGGAGAGGCCGTATCGGCGGGGGAAACGGACATTGCTGTGATTGCATCAGGAACTGGCATTAAATGCGCTCCTGATTAGGTTGTTGCGTCAGTCGTTATAGCGAGAGATGCAGTGAGTTTGCCATTGACCTCAACAATGAGGTAAAACGTATCCGCGCCAGCTTTTGTGATGTTGATATCCGCGTGTCCTGTGTCCTTGGTTACGATATCAAACCTCTTCCCTGCAATCAGTGGGATATATACGCCATCTGTGCCTATCGCCACTGTGTCAGGAGTTGTCGCGACGATTGAATCGCCATTGGCATCATCAGAGAGATAGCAGCTGAGTTTTGCGCGTCTGGCAATGCTATTGCCTATGTAGTCAATGAGCTGAATGCCTACATTGATTACGTTCGCGGCCTCTGCACCTATTACGAGCGCGACATCAGATACCTGCTTGACTCCATCGACCGTGAGTTCGTCAACTCCGACTCGTCCGAAACTGACATCTTCGTACATTGACATTTTTCGTCTCCTGTTATTTTTCACTTTAAAAAAATTGTGCTTAAAGTGGGAGCGCGAGTGTCAGTCAAATGCAGTGTTTTAGTCGTGTTTCATGCGTAACTTGCTATAGTTTTGAGCGTGAGAGAAGATTATAAATAGATTACAGCTATAGAGTTATAACTATTTACAAGGTTTTTTCATTGTTTTTAAAAAGCGTCAGTTTGGAAGTAAGTTATTCAACGGTAAGCATTTATCTCTCAAGCATAAGTTTTTCCGCCTCAAAACAAATACATGCTGTAGCTCTATTATAGCGCAAACGGGAAAGATCGAAGTTTCCCGATAAATCGTGAAGAATTATCGAGAAGGGAATTGTGCCTCACTTTTGAAAGGCTACGGCATTTGAGTTGCAGAAATCGCCTCTAATTGCAAGCCAAAACTTCCATAAACCCCGCGCGCAAAAGCAAGGCGTTTGAGGGGAAATTACCATCTACCTCGTCGGCATCTAATTCTCCTGCTTCTTTTGGCTTCGATTGCGTTGCAATGCTGGCGCTGAAACTGGGAATCTGCTTTGCGGAAAGCTGAACCTTTAGAGGTCCGGGGTTATTGTTATTCATAATAAAGTACTTATGATTAAAACATAGTGATTTGGTCCTGGGTTAGGACCGATGTATTTTGAGTGTAATTACAATCAACAGGGCGACATTGATGTCGGTCTGTTAAGGGCCCCATGATTAACTGGTACACAGGACAGAAGACCTTGTCAATTCCATCAGGAACTGAGTAAAAACGGAAACCGCGTTGGACTGAATCCGCGCGGCTTCGAACACTCCTTCTACGCGTGGCAGACGAGCTATCTAACTATATTGTTCTGGATTGAAATGTCAAGAAGCTTTTTCACAAACTCAATTAAACGCATTCTAAGCGATTTTAAGAGCTGGGGTAGGCATTGACACGGGTATTGCTGTGTTTTTGCGTCCTTGCCGCGATTCCCTGTTAATTCTGACGGTTATCATCGACATTGATTGCTGTTATGTCCGAATTGCCTTTGGATAGCTGGATTTTAGTTTATTGTGTGTGTCTCGCGCATAGCGCGCTCTTAATACTACGAGAAATACCTTATGCAGATTCAGGGGAGAATATAAGAGGGGATAGGGAGGTGAGGGGAAGGGGAGAAATAAAGGGGGGCGAAACTTTTTTGGAAAAGTTGAGGAGGATTGAGGGGAAGGGAAAAGTGTTGAAAGTGGCAGTTTGCTTTATAAAGTGTAAGCGTCACAGAAATGTCACGGTACTTGTCACGCTAATGTCACGGTAGCAAAAACGGGCTATATCTATCTTATAATAAGTGGCTTATAAATATAGTGTTTTCAATGTCACGCTAATGTCACGCCTGTTGTCACGGTAGTGTCACGGCGATGTCACACGAATGTCACGCTTGCCTTTACATCTCTAAAACAGAGGATATATTGTCTGCATGGTGAACCGCTCCTTTGTTCTTCGTCCTTCTTATTTATGCTTACTTATGCACCAAGGGCACTAAAGGGCTACAAAAAGCCTTAAAGTGAGGCTAAGTTTCTTTCTTTGGGAGCAGAGGGTCGCAGGTTCGAATCCTGCTACCCCGACCATTTTTTCCTAACTTCAAATTAGCCTCAAGTCTTTTATTACTTCCGCGTCCTGCTTGCTTGTTCCGATTGGTGCATTATATTGTCAAAACACCATCAAAAGGCCACCAAAGGACAATAAAAGGACTACGTCAATGGGACGCATCAAAGGAGCAGGATTCGTTTACAAGCGCGGTAAATCATGGTACTGGCAAATAAAGATCAACGGAAAGAAGATACGGCGGAAGCTGGAAGCCACAAGTCAAGAGTCTGCAGACAAAGAGGCACATAAATTTTATCTTGCAGCATCCGCCAAGTCGATGGAAGAGGTTGCTATCTTTGCGGCGAGATCGAGAAATGCAATCAAGGAGCGCGAGCCGGGAATTGCGCTCAGTGAGGGGATTAAGCTGTTTCAGGACAGCCCGAAGCGCCGAGACGTGGGGAAGCAGAGAGCGGCGCAATACAAGAGCATCTATGCGTACTTTACCGGGTTCCTTGCCGGGAACTACCCGGCGGTGTCGGCGTTAAACGACGTTACCCCTGAGATAGTGGAAGCGTTTGCTAAGAAACTCAAGGCGGAAAAGGGGACGCGCTCCTACAATGTGTATACTGGAAGCCTCAAGACGATTTTCAAAACACTACTTCCGGATGATAAAAATCCTTTTGACGGTATAAAAAAGCAATCAGAAAGTCCGGTGTCGAGCAATGACCTGACGGCGGAGCAGATCAACGCGGTTTTTGCGGCGGTTGACGGCGAAATGACATTGTCCCTGATGCACAGGGCGGAAATGGCTGTATTGTTCCGACTGGGCGCATATACGGGGCTTAGGCTTGAAGATTGTTGCGTGCTGAAATGGTCTGCGGTGAAGCTGAACCAGAGAGTTATTACATGGATGCCTTGCAAAACAAAACACAGCTCAGGGAAGCCCGTCCATATCCCGATTCATCCAGAGCTTGAAACGCAACTCAAGAAAGCTCAGGAATGGAAAGACGAGTCGGGCTATATTCTGCCGGGAGTTGCAGAGCGATACGGGCGCAATCCCTCGGGAATTCGTCAGGACGCTCAGAAAGTCATTCACTGGAGCCTGTGGAAGGATAAGAGAGAGGGCGAGTATCCACCGAAGCCCGACGACAAGTATGGGTTTCACTCATTCCGGCATTCGTTCGTGTCGCTCTGCCTCAATGCCGGGGTTCCCGTTCCCGTGGTTCAGGCGATTGTCGGGCATACGTCCAGCCTCGTAACGCGGATTTACACGCACATCACGCCTGAGACAATGCGGCAGATAACAGCGGCACTGCCCTCCAGAGGGCAGAAAGAAGAGCTTACGTACTCGGAGCGGCTACAAGAGATAGCCGCCATACTCAAGGGGAAGAAAGAGCTTACAGCACGGGAAAAGAAGATATTGGAGATGTTGTAAAAAGCTACAGTTACTCTTGAAGGTTGATATTGATAATACCCTGTTTTGCAAGAATTTTTTCATATTGTTCTTTTTTGAGTGGACAGTTTACAAACTTTTTGAATTGCTCTGATGTTTCCAGCTTCATTTGCCTTTTCATGAGACCTATAAGACTGCCGGAAATTGATTTTGCTCCATGACTCATTTTGGTGCGGACGGCTGTCTTTATCCCGTTGAAATAAAAGGAAAAATATGTATGGTCTCCCATTTCTGTCTGAAAGCCTTTTTTCAAAAGAGCTGCCGCAATCTTAGGTACCGGAAATTGCATATCAATTCTCCCGGCAAGAAACAAGCGAGAGAATCTTTTGTTTTAATACCCTCGCCCCTTTGTCCAGCTTGGAGTCCTCGCATGTTGCGTAAGCCACCCATAAGAAATTCAATGTTCCGGCAAGTTCATTAAGGCACTGTTGCTCGGAAGATGCCATCTCTTCTATTTCAAGCGGGGGATAAATAAGTCTCACGCAATCGCTTAACTTTTCAAAGTTCAGCAACTGAGGCGTTTTGAACTCAAAAACCTTGTTTTCAAACTCCAATACCTGTACCATAAGTCCCTGCCTATCGTTATTGACGCAATCCGCGGACTGTGACGCTTCATACTCCTTATTATAGCCTAAAGCGTCAAACAAAGCAAGCCCGGCATTATCTAAACCAATTCTAAGCCATTCGCTTGTATTTATGGTTGACGCATTGTCTATACCACGTGCTCTATAGTTTCCGACGTTGGGTTTGTGTATGGGTAAAGTAGCGCTTGCTATCATTTTTTGTCGTTACCTTTTTCTTGTTTGTTTTCTACAACGATGCCTGCCTCTATGGCCTTAGAAATGAGTAGCTGTCCTACATTATAGGCAATATCAGGCCTCAGCATTATAGAAGTTTGCACTTCACGGGTAAAGCCGTCCGTTGGGAGGTTGATACGAGTTAAGGAAGATTCTCCTTTTGAATTCACTTCGAGAGTTGCACTTTCCCTTATGGTTGGATATTCAATGTAAAACTGGACGTATAAATCTTTTATGGGAGTGGATGTAACAATACATCCGGAAGTTGGAAACGATTGATGTTCCCGGCTTTTTATGGTTTCAATTTTAATCGACTTGGATGGTTCGTTTTTCTTCATTTTGATACCTTTTTATTGTTTTTTTGTAACCACTGCGCCTCGGGGTGGGTTATTTAACGAGTGTCCATTGCGGATTTTCGCTATTGTTTTTGTAATTCTGCATTAGTATGTAGGTTGTCCCGGTAATCCTGTTTACTCTTACCAGGCAATGCTCGCGTCCGCGGTCTGTTTTCTCGTACTTGTACAGTGTAGGCCATACAAACAGCGCGAATAGAATAACCCCGGCGGCAATTATAGCTTTCGGGCTTTTGAGAAAAGTAATAGCTTTGTCTTTCATGATTTTCCTTGTATAATTTTAATGCACCTATTTAAGATTTTAACGAGCGCAATTTTGCTTTGATTATTAAATCACACTCAATATGTTTTTCGCGAACCCAAGGGTGTAGTACTTTTACTAAATCACGATACGAAAAAATATATTTTTTACAGGAATTCTCAACTAAAAATTCGACGGCTGGTTTGAGACAACTCAACATAAGCACTCTTAAAAAGGACGAGCTTCCCTTTCTGAATAATGCAAAATATTGAAAATATCTCTTCTCTAAAAGATCGAAATCGATCGTCTCTCCCTCGGATAAGATAGGGATCAAAATATCATTTAAAAATGCATAAGGTGAGAACTTGTTTATATCTGCCATGTATGCATTATTTGAAGCAAGGCTTATCGCAAAAAATTCGACTTCTTGAAGGTTCCAAACATCTCCAACATCTTCTGGCATGGTTTTCATGTGGTTGCCTACAAATTCAAGAACAAAATTATTGCTTATATTTAGAATATCTGCGCATAGTTCGCTTTCTCTCATAATCTCTACTTGTTTTTGCATAATTGAAAGAGCTGATGCTATATCTTGAATCTCAACTCTTCCTGTCATACTCACAACCATTGAAGTTCCATCTGTCGCTTTTACTGTGTTCCAAATAACTTCACATTTGCAGCTTGGACAGGGATAAGAGCATCCTATTGTACGACCGTTTGTTCCTATATTTTGTCCGCAATGAGGGCAAACGGCTGTTATGCCAGCATCTTCGCCGCATTTAGGACATTGCATATAATCTTCTAATTCATCAATGGGTATTGGAAAATTTGATTTGCATGAGATACAGCTTCCTTGTATGCTTTTTTTAGACATAAAATTCTCGCATGTTAAACTATATTTATTTCCTTTATTTCTTATGCTCAAACGAGCTTAAAAAAATCGTCATCATACTCAAAATCAAATAGCTCCATTTGTTCGGCTCTCGGCTGATTTTCATATACAATTATCCTGCAACCGCCCCGGACGTGGGGTTGTGCCCTTCCGATTCATCATCGGTTATTCCGAATTTCCGGTCAAGTTCAATTTCCTTCAAATGAAGGAGCATTCTCTTTTTCTCTCTGGGGGTCAGGTTCGGATCGTTCTCTATCCCCTCCGCCGCCGTTTGCGGTTCTTTCCCCTTACCCTCCGCCCCCGGATGGAATACCGCAACACGCTGCTCAGTGTTCATATACGGCCTCAGAAAAGGTTCGAGCTTGAGCCATGTTTCAAGCTCAATTTTTCTTACCATTTTTTTACTTGAAAGATACTGGCTTATGCTTCTGTGATTAACTCCCGACTTACGAGATAACTCAGATGCGCTTCCGAGATTTTCAATAGCATCTTTCAATGCTTTTATTATTTCAGGAGTTAGTTTCACGTATTCTATTACCTTCCCAATAAATGTAACATATCACCTTTTCGGCTTTTTTTCTGAAAAATTTAGATATTGCTATTGATTTGCTATTAAATAGCAATATAATAAATAAAAACGAGGTGAATATGAAAGATGTGAAAATAAGCCCAGAGATACACAGACTTGCTAAGTCTGCCTCAAAAAGAGAGCGTCGGCGTGGGGTAGCTAGTTTTGTAGAGCTTGCTATTATTGAGAGGGCTGAAAAATTTTTACCCAGAAGTGCTATTGAATGGCAAAAAGTAAATTATCCAGACAACCCACCAACATGCAATCAAACAAAAAGAGGAAACAACGCATGAACGAAATCCAAAAATTCAATTTCAACAAAAGGAGAATGTAATGAGTATCTACAGAATGAAAGAAGAAATGGCGCACATCACGGAAGCCGAATTTGTGCTGGAGACATCAAAGAAAATAGCGAACGCTATTTTTGACACAATCTGCGAAGATAAGACACTTAAGGGCTACACCCTGCAAAACCATAAAGTGATAATCGGCAAGGCTCTCAAGATTGCGGCTATTTCGTTTGACTTGGAACGTGAATAAACGTACCGGAGGGCGGTTGTTGTGAATATTGGTTTACTTAGATTCGGACTTAGTGTTTACGGAATCAGCAATGGCTCCATAAATAAACTTGAAGATTCCCGGAAATTCTTCAATCCTGTCTTCGTTTTCAGAAGAATCTCTACCAAGACTGAAAAGTATCCCTCTTTGAATAAGAACAAGAGATATTTCCTTGCTTGCGTTGATAATGGCAATACTGACTTCTGTATTCATGGCAATTCCCCTTCTGCCCTCCGGTACGTTCCTCAAGATAGCACACATAATATGAAAACAAAATTTACAACGGACAAATAAGGATAGCTATGAACGAAATCCAAAAATTCGACTTTAATGAAAACCATGTCCGCGTCATGGTTGTTGACGGGCAGACGGAATGGGTAGCTTCCGATGTTGCAAAGGCACTCGGATATAAAGATGCCACCAACGCAATTAAAAGACATTGTCGAGTAAAGGGGGTTGCGAAACGCCATACCCTTACAAGCGGCGGCGTTCAAAAAGTAATGACAATCACCGAACCGAACCTTTACCGCCTGATTGCGCATTCAAAACTTCCAAGCGCTCAGAAATTTGAATCATGGGTGTTTGAAGAAGTCCTTCCGTCAATCCGCAAGAACGGCGGCTATATCAATCCTGCAGCAAACGAAGAAGCGGTATCAGCTCTTATAGAGAAATGGACAGCGGAAAGAGTCAGCCTTATCACAACGATTGCAGAACAGGCCGTATCTCTCGCAATTACCAAGCATGAAAACGGTGAAATGGCAAAGGCCGTTTCCCTTATCAGTCCGAAATATCCATTCGGGACAGTTTCCAAAGCCACAGGCCGCAGAAAAACAAAATCGCGCCGTGCGGCATGGTGTTCGCCAAGAGAACGGGACGCTATCAATCTGGAAGCGATACAGCTTTTACTTCCGCTGTTCCAGAGAATAACCAATCAGGGATAAAAGGAGAAACAGGCATGAACGAAGAGTCGGCTTTTGTATTTCTTTTTACCATATTGCTTTTCTTTACTATAGGTTTTGCCGCTGGATTTTCAAACAGAAAAACCACGGTAATAACTGTGAAGCGATACAAAAGACACGACTTACCCAGAGCTGTACGAGAAATGCAGAAGGAAATAGATAAAAAGGAGAAACAGGCATGAACGAATTAATCAAAATCGAAGGAAACAGGGCGGTAACAACGTCCCTGAAGGTCGCTGAGGTTTTCGGAAAGCAACACAAAAATGTGATGCAGTCTATTGAAAAGCTGGAATGTAGCGAGGAATTCGGTCGGCTCAATTTTCAGCCGACGCAAATTGATTTCAAAATGCCGACTGGTGGCATCCGCAAAGACAAGGCCTACACCATTACGAAGGACGGCTTTGTATTTCTTGCCATGGGATTTACTGGCGCAAAGGCGGCGGAATTCAAGGAAACCTACATCAAGGCTTTCAATGATATGGAGTCTGGATTGAATCAGCTTGCCAAAAATACCAATGATCTGGCAAACTCGATTGCCGATGCAATGATGAACCGCGCCAACCAGAACGCCGTGAAGATTGTCCAGCTTGAAAACGAAAACAAGCTCCTTCGCCTCTTCGCTCCGAAATGTGGCATTGACCGCCTTGGACGGAACGAGGAAAAGCAGAAGATACGCCGGGGTGCAGAAGTCAAGACCACAGGCAAAGGCCGTCCGATGTCGATGGTATTCAATATTCTACTTCACCAGCCAGAACTTCCTTTTACTGAGTTCAGCATAACAACAATGCGCAGGGGAGAATAACGATGCACCCGACTTCGATAGCAATCCAAGGCATAATCAAGGCGACTCCCGGCTATAGCCTTGACGTGCTTGCGGTGGACCTCGGAATTAAGAAGCCGGAGGACAGCGAAGACCGCTTGCTTACAAATAACGAAGCGGCGGCATATCTCAATGTTTCGACTCGATGGCTCTACGAGTTGAGAAAAAGCGGAAAGCTTCCGGCCTACATTCAAGGTTCGGAAGTGAGATTTAAGAAATCAGAATTGGACAATGTTTTCAAAAGAGAAAGGCAGGGAAAATGACCGAGTTAACGATGAAGGAACACGGGGAAAAGCTTCTTGAAAAAGAGCGCGAATTGTGGGACGAACAGATAACCGCCGCAGGGAAAAAGCTGCTCTGGTTTTTTTCTGGCTGTTTGGTAACAGCAATCGTCATGTTCGCAATATCGATGTTTTAACAAAAAAGGGGAAACGGAAATGGTAATTATCAATACACAGGAAGAAGCAAATAAATTTCTTGATCCTGATGGGAACCTCAAAGTTGAAGGCTCCATTGAAATAAACTGTAACCTCAAAATTAAGGGGTATATCGAAGCTGGCGGGTATATCAAAGCTGGCGGGTCTATCAAAGTTGGCTGGTATATCGAAGCTGGCGAGTATATCGAAGCTGGCGAGTATATCGAAGCTGGCTGGTCTATCGAAGTTGGCGAGTCTATCGAAGCTGGCGAGTATATCAAAGCTGGCTGGTCTATCGAAGTTGGCGAGTCTATCGAAGCTGGCGAGTATATCAAAGCTGGCGGGTCTATCAAAGTTGGCGAGTCTATCAAAGCTG